TAAAAGGTTGTCAATTAATTCCTGCAAAATAAAAAATTTACACATCTTCTCATTTGAAACACAGATTATTCTATTTTAAAAATCTTAGTTGATATCGTAATTGTAAACAATTTACAAACATATATTATGATTAGATATATGTTTGTATATTATTCAATATGTAATAATAAATAATCGGTGTTTCAAATGAGAACAGGTGTATAACTTATTTATACTGCACTAGTTAATGAATGTGTATATGGATTATTTTTAAAGGCATTTAATATATCTGGTTGTATACGGTCACATCCAGCACATTCATTATAATATTGTGGTACATTAATTGCACCATATGTTTGAACTGATGGTGGTAAACTTGATATATTGGAATAAGCAGGATTAAATCTGCCATCATATCTATTGGTATCTTCTCTAAAAGTATTAACATTCATTTGTTGGTTGAATATTTGTGTTCCTCCTTGATTTGGTCTATTTGCAATAGTAGCAGATTTTATTTCGTTATTATGTTGTTGATATGCTGCTTCATAGCTCATATCTCCGTAAGCAGTAGCAGAACCACCTGCTGGCCCGATTGTATCACAATTGGTTGTATCTCTTTGCGTTAAATCTGGTGATGAATAATTATTTACGTATACACCTTCCTTTTGATTATTCACATTGAATGATGGTGAATATAATGTAGTTTCTTTAATGGTTGTTGGTGTCTGATCATTTTTATTTATAACATAACCACTTGGTATTACAGGATTTGCATCCCCAAATATACGTACATTATTAATTGTTTCATCCTTACGGGTAGGTCTGAAAATATCCATTATGGGAGCTATTACCGCACCAATTGCACCACTAAAACCACTTCTTAGAGTTTCTGGTTGTTTTACTGTTGACCTATTATTTTCATAATTTGTATGACTGCGTAAAAACTTTTCGCCATCTAAATGCGAACCACGACCTACTGCACGTGAGTGATTTACTCCAGCAGATAATACTTCATTTCGTCTAGAAGGCTCAAAATTTTCAGGTGCGTGACCTGCTTTAATATCAGCAGGAGCTGCTGGTCCAGTATAATTATTTACTACATCATTACGTCGTAATATACCCATTTCTTGTATAGGTCTTAATGTTTCACCCTTTTCTAAACCTGTTGTAGTAAGCCATCTATCTTGACTATTTATATAGAAAGTATCAGGTCTTTGTTTTTCAACTCGACCAATCATTTGACTTGTAGGAATGGATTTTATGTATGAATTAGCAGGACCTTCGTGATTAGTTAATTCATATTCTAACTTTGGATTTGTTACAACTCTCAATTGATCTACTGTATAAGGTAACCATTTATCTCTTGCTTCCATACCGGAATTATAACCACCTGTACCATTAAGGGCATAACCTTTATCTAGACCAGGACCCACCATTACACTATCAAACGGTTTAACATTGTTATTTTTCAATACAGGGTTTACACGTGATTGATAAAAATCACTGTTGTTAGGCATACCATAAGCCCATTGCATATTTTCTTCTGGTTTGAATAAAGGTGCTTGTTCAATTTTTTTTATTACTTGAGAGCCAGAACCTACCATATTATCCAAAACTGTCTCAGATATATTAGTGTTATATGTATTACCTTTTATCTTACCACCATTAAAAGGCACCATATTATTATGTTTAAATTGACCTGAATTTAGATAATTACCAGTTAAAGAATAAATATCTTGAATTTCTTTTCCTACTTTAACATTATCCCTTGCCATTTTCTCATACAAATTTTGGTCAAAATATTTATCTGTTGCAGTATTTGGATTCTGATATTCTTGTACTGTATCTACAAGTTGATTAATATTACTTACCGGAAAATTTTGTGGAAGAATATGTGTATTAGGTAAGTAATTATCTGTTTTTGTAGCCAAATTACTTCTTATACCCATATTTGTAAATTTTTCTGGTTGATTTTTATTTGATTTATTTTTAGAATTTTCACTATTACATACTCTTGATGGTTGATTTGATACTACATACATACCACCTAATGCTATTAAAGGGATTGCTAATTCCATATTTATATATATAAAGTATTATATTTTATTCACATAATAATCTAAATAATATTATAAGATTATTAATATTTATCTATGCTCTTTTTGAAGATGCACACGAATTTGTTTGGGTACATGTAGTCGGACCTCCTACATAGCCACCTCTAATCAAACTGTAACTAGATGGTAAATAATTTTTAGTTTCATTGATAGTACATTCTCTTTTTGGTGTAAAATAATCCTTTTCTAAAATTCTGGTATTTAAATTATTTTGAAAGGGCAAACACGTGTTTTCTTGGGGATTTAAAGGAGGATAATACCAGTCTACTTGCTCTAAATCACGATACCACCAAACAGGATTTGTTGTTCTAGATTGGTCTGTGTACAAAGCATTACACGACGGATATTTTATAGGTTCATTCGGTACATTAAATGCAGTATAATTATCTTTTCCTAAACAATCTCTACCTAATTGTCTATTTACTCCTAATAAATCGCTTTCTAGATTAATCGTATTTGTTCTTAAATTTGCACCCCATTTTTGAATAATTATTTGCGGGTCTTCAATATAACAAGGATTTTCACCATTTCCTGGAACGTTTAATATCCACCGTCCAGGATCTGTTGCTTGTTGTAATTGTTTTTTTGTTCTACATGGGTCATAATAAAATCTAGTACAAGCCATTTTATATTTATATAATATATTTTATTACATAAATAATTTAAAATTTAATTTAAAAACTTATTATTAAATTATTTAATGGAATTATCTTCAAATAATAAAAAACCAACATTATGTTTAAATATGATTGTTAAAAATGAAAGTAAAATAATTACACGATTATTAGAGTCTGTTCTATCTATTATTGATTGTTATTGTATATGTGATACTGGTTCTACAGATGATACGGTTAGAATAATTGAAAATTACTTTTCAAGTAAGAATATACCTGGTAAAATCGTACACGAACCTTTTAAGAATTTCTGTCACAATCGAAATTTTGCTTTACAATCTTGTATTGGTATGTCAGATTATGTATTATTAATGGATGCTGATATGATTCTCCAAATTAAGAAATTTGATAAAAATTTTTTGTTGTTGGCGGATAGTTTTGCTATTTTACAAGGGAATGAAGCTTTTTATTATCAAAATACAAGAATAGTACGCAACAGTGGCTTATTTAATTATAATGGTGTTACTCACGAATATATTAATATACCTCCGAATAATAAACTAGGAGAAATAACAAAAGACGATTTATTCATTCTAGATTTAGGGGATGGAGGTGCAAAAAATGATAAGTTTGATCGAGATATACGATTATTAAGAGAAGGATTAAAAGAAGATCCAGATAATGTTAGATATCATTTCTATTTAGCAAATAGTTATTATGACTGTGGACGATTTGAAGAAGCAATTGAAATATACAATAAAAGAATTGCACTTAAAGGATGGATTGAAGAGGTATGGTATAGTCATTATAGAATAGGTTTATGTTATCAAAATCTAGGCAAAATTTCTGATGCAATTTACTATTGGATGGCTGGTTATGAAGCATATCCTGAACGATTAGAAGGTTTATATGAAATAATTAAACATTATAGAATTATAGGAAAACATAAATTATGTCATTTGTTTTATGAGATTTCTAAAAAAATATTAGATAAAAATTTAAATAGAGATAATTATCTATTTTTACATAAAGATGTATATGCTAATAAATTATATTATGAATATACAATAATTGCAGCATATATTGGTATTAATAATATTAATAATGAAGTAATACAGGTTTTAAATAATTCACTAGATATGGCGGAAAGTAATAATTTATTATGCAATATGAAATTTTATAAAGATATACTAATCCCATCTAGGAAAATAATTTTAGATAATACACATAACTCTATTATAAATAATGAAAATATACAGTTTAATTCATCTTCTAGTTGTATTATTAAAAATCCAGATAAAACCAAAAATACTTATTTAATGAATATTCGATATGTTAATTACTTGATAAATGAAAATGGACAATATTTAAATTGTGAAAAACATATTATAACCACTAACAAATTTATTGAAATTACGGCGGATTTTGAACTATTAAATGAAAAATGGTTTGGTTTAAACTTTGATGGACGTTTGTATATAGGAATTGAAGATGTGCGAATATTTAATGATGATAATACAAACGATTTATTATTTATTGGTACTGGATATCATAAAAATAATAATATTGGAATTGTTAATGGAACGTATAATTTAAATAATAGTGAATTAATTTATAATGAAATCACGCCTAATTTTTGTAATTCTACTTGTGAAAAAAATTGGGTATATGTCGACTATCAAAAATCCACTCATATTATTTATAATTGGCATCCATTAAATATTTGTAAAATTGATACTGAAAGCAACACGATAATAGAAGTAGAGAAAAAGAAAACACCACTAATATTTTCTAAAATAAGAGGTTCTACGTGTGGGTTTAAATATATTAAAAATGTTAATATGCAAAATTCAAGTAACGAATTTAATAATATATCAATCAAAATGGAAGAAATTGAATTATGGTTTGTTGTACATATTGTGTCATATGAACAACCTCGTCACTATTATCATATGATTGTAATTTTTGACGATAATCTTAATCTATCACGTTATTCTGCTCCATTCAAGTTTGAAGGAGAATGTATTGAGTACTGTTTAGGTATAGTTGTGGAAGATGAACGAGTAATTTTATCTTATAGTAATTGGGATAGAACAACACGGTTAGGAATTTACGATAAAAAATATATAGATTCAATCGTAAAGTATACATAAATAATGTAAAATTATATAATTAAGTTTTTGTTTAAATAAAATTTTAAATTTGATTTATTATGATTTAAAACCATATTGATAGTTTTATCTCCTTCCCTCTTTTTTGTATTTATTAAATCAATAATTTCATTCAATAAATTATTATTATTATTATAATAATCAACAATAATGTGTTGATGAATAAAAGTATAAATTAAAGATGAATTATGGTTTTTTAAAAAATAATCTGTACAATACACCAATATTTTATATGCGAACTTAAAATTATTACTTATTATACATTTCTGAGAACCAGATAATATTAAATCCATATTATGAATTGGTGATACATAATTTGATATTATTCCCTGGTAATCTCCATAAAAAAAGTCAAATAGTTCACTATTTTCTCTTTGGACCATTGTCATTACTGCTTCATCTATTTGATACCAATCTTCTTTATAAATTTGCTCTGTTTTCTTTTTAAATAATTCGCAATATTTTAATAAATTATTGGATGAACCAGAAAATAAACCTCCTGCTGTATGATGATATATATATTTGAAAAACTCTTTTTCGTTGACATTTTCAACGTAAGGATTTATACATAATTGTTTAATTTTATCAGGAATATTTAATATCCACTTATGTATTTCATCTGTATTTTGTGATACGTGATTTATACCAAAATCCATCCAGATAAAATGTGAACTGTCAAATGGGTTTAAATTTATTGCGTTTTCAACAAAATCAAATTTATTATTGTTTAAAATAATATATAAAGGTGTTTCGTGTTCTAAACAACCATTTTTTATATGATACTGTGATTCTAGTTCTGTTAATCTTTCTATATGTTTATAGAAATAAGTATCTTCAAATTTTCTATTAAATATATATGTTTTATTCTGTAAATGTTTTCTCTCTTCTTCAATCGTTTGAATTACATTAGTATCGTCTGTAAATATAATTAATGGATAAGGTAATTTCAAAATAAATTGTTTTGCTGACTCTATATATTTATTCATTTTATGATTAAATTCACACCCGGTACTATCATTTTCTTTCTCTCTTATATTATATAACATTGTAATAATGGTAGGTAATGGTTTTATAGGAATCGTACATTTACCCCAATCAATATGATTAAATCTTTTAATTTCTTCATTATAGACTTTTTGAATATAAGGATTACCATTTTTATTTTGAAATAATATATTATTATCTTTATCTTTTACATATTGTGAACCATATTCAAAATATAATAAATAAATTTTTTCATTATATAATCCTTGTTTTCCTATAAAAGTTGTATCTTCCTTTAAATTTAAATATGTATTGGTTGACCGTCCTAATATTCCTGGACCACTAAAATCTAAATTGGAAGGAGGGATAATATTATTTTCAATATTAAATATAATACGGTTTATACATTCCATCAATATCGGATGTTTTGCTACAGAAGCAATAAAAGAATTAAATAAATTATGTGTACCAATAGTAGGACAATTATTTAAATCAATGGGTGTTACAAATTCTATATTTTCATCCAGAAATAATTCTATTGGATTAAAACAAATAGTGTCAATATCTGCATATACCCCTCCATAAATATATAAAATACAATATCTCCATAAATCGGCTTTAAATGCACCAGGTATTATTCTGCTATATGCATTATAAACATTTATATCAAAATGTTTTTTAATAAATGTAATACGGTCATTATCATCAAATAAAAAATAAGAATATGTGGGATTTTTATTTTTCCAACTCTGAGTTATAGAGAGAAATTCAGGTAACATATCTTTTGTTTCCCAGGTTTGAAATATATTTCTAGGTATCTTTGTTAATTTCATAATTATTTTATAAAACAAGTTTTAAATTAAAATTTATTTTATATAATATAGGATATTATTTAACTGTCTTCAAGTAAAGCAATTTTATAAGGTGTACCATTCAAAAATATTCGTAAATATTGTAGAGGACTAGGAGTACCACCAGCACTTGGATCTAGTGAACTACTACCTAAAAGTAAGTAACCATCTATGTATACATCACTTGAATAGTATATACCAGTTGCACCCGACGGGTCCCAAAAACTCGTTCCTGTATCTCCTTGTGGACCAGTATCTCCTTGTGCTCCTCCTGCTGGTCCAGCTGGACCAGTAGGTCCTCTACAACTTCTACCAGTAGGTCCTGTATCTCCTTGTTTTCCTGTACCACCTACAGGTCCTACACCAGCTGGACCTGCTGGACCTTGAGGACCTACTGGACCTTCACCTCTTAAATCACAACATCTTTGGGAACCTAAATATTGATTATAATCTCTATAGTATTTGGACATTATATATATTAAATATAAATAATAAAATTATCATTTTTAAATTATTAAATTAATAATAATTTAAAAATCTAATATTTTTAACAATCGTTCTTTATCAACATTATTGTAATCAAATAAATATTATATTTGTATAGCCAAAAATAAGTAAAATTTGTCACGATAAAATACAATATACTATTTCATTTTTATTTATTACGATAAATGGTAATAAATTATGTTGAGGGAAGCGGTGCTAAACAGAGTCTTATGGATCCAAGACTTGCTACATCGTACTTCACAACCAATGGCAAATCATTTTCTAAATATACTTCAATTTGAGAGCATAAATTTGTACATTTAATGAAATAACCTAGATTTTTAAGAGAGAATTCACCTTGAATAATTTTACTTGAGTCTTGCTTTAATATAAATCCCATACTACCATCAGATTCTGCACGATGAATTTCAGCTGAAGCAAATTGTCCTGAGCATTTAAAAATCAATTCATTGCCAACTGATTTAATCTCTAACTTATCAGAAATACAAGATAAATCCCGAATAATTTTCTGAAAATCAGCAGATGGGAGGTTAATAATAGAAGAAAATTTCACATCAGGGTATTGAAGTTCTTCTGGCTCTGGTTCAATTAATCGGAGTTTTTGTGTTTTACATTGTTTAATCTCTCCATTTTCGAATTTAAGTGCTAAATGAGAAACAATTCCATCTACATAATCGGAATTCTCAATATAGATGGTCAACGTATCATCATTATCAATGGAATTAATCAACTTGAAAAGGTGAAACATATTGACACCAATAATAATTTTCTCTTTTTTGCATTCATAAAACTCAAAATTTTGAGCAGCTAAATAAAGATGTGCTAAAATTGTATGCGATTTATCCATATTAATAATTCGAATACCATCGGGTTCAAATGTAATATTTGTTTCTAATAGAATATCTTTCAATGCGGTCATAAGGGTTCTAAATGGAGCAATTTGTACTGTTTTAATAGTTAAAACATTTCCATCTGTTTGTGTTATTACTTGATTTTTATTTGAAAATGTAGACATTATACTACAATTTATTTTACAATCTTTAAATACTTATGAAGTAAATATTTTAATTTAGTTTTTAAACGAATTAAATTAAAAAACTATTTTATGAACTTCCTGTTGCTGTTCCTGATGTTGCTCTAACTTCTTCAGCATTTACTGTATCTGTAGAACCTATTTCAGCTGATAAACATAGAGCACCACAAGAATAATCGTTTCCGTTCCCTTCCGTAGTTACAATAGGAATAATATCTTGCAAAGGTTCAAATCCTAAATATCTTAAAATACATCTAAATCTTGACCTTGAACTATAAAAACCAACAAACATTTTATTATTTACATAATTAATTTTGTGTTTAACCCTAAATTATTCTTATAATATTATATCCTTATTTCAAAAACTTATTTAAAAACAATAATATATGTTTTTTTAATATGTCTAATGATTCTATATTATATACAAAATGTAGTAATACAATTCTAGATTTAATTAATAAATATAAAAATGATGATTATATGTTACAACGGATAAATAATCATGTTATTAATTATTTGCCAAATACATTAGACAATGAGTTAAAGAATTATGAAAAGAGATTAAACCGTAATAATTATTTAATGGGTGAGCAACAAATATTTATCCAGGTTTTTTTAAGTAAAAACCAATATTATTATTTGAATAGTAATAATTTTTTCTATGAATATAATGGGAAACATTATTTTATTGTTAAGGAAGATGATGTCCTTCATAAATTGTTATCAAGTATATCAAAAGATAGAATATTAATGCAATGGAAACACAAAACAAAATTTAACATTATAAAACAAATTAAAGAGAGAAATCTCTTCAGTTCGATACCAGAATCTGACACCATTCAAAACGTACTTAATTTGTTATATCCATCTATATTTACCTCCAAAAATACTGCAAAATACTTTTTAACAATAATAGGTGATAATATCTTTAAAAAAAATTCAAATTTAATATTTTTAGTAACATCAAAAATGAGGAGACTATTAAACGAACTTGATAATATTACACTCAACTCAATTGGATATAATAATACAACATTTAACTTTATGACTAAATACCATGAAAATCATTCATATGAAAATTGTAGACTTATAAAAATAAATGAAACTTTTTCAAATGAAATGTGGAGAGAAATGTTAAAAAAAATAGGTTTAGACTTGTTATGTGTATCTACCCATTATTCTAAGCGTTATGAAAATTCTGATAAATTTATTGAAAATAAATCAGATGAAGAGCTTAAAAATTATTCATATTATCTTAAAAATTCAAATCCTAATGATATTACAAATGAATTCACAAATAAATACATAATTGAAACAGGTGCTGATGTAAATATTGGATGGAAAAATATTCATTTTGTCTGGAAAACATTTCTCTCTAATTCTAATTTACCTAATATAATTTATTCAAATACATTGAAGAATATTTTAAAAGAACGTTATAAATATAATGAAGAACAAGATTGTTTTATTGGTATAACAAGCAAATATTTACCTATTCAAAGTGATTTCATCAAATTTTGGGAAACAACAATTAACACTAGCGTTACTACAGTTATAAATAATACTTATCTAATGGAAAATGAGTCGTTTACTGAAAATGATTTTGAAATTGATGAAATTTGTTCTCTCTTTAAACTATGGACAAGACAAAATTCTGAAGAATTATTAACGAACGGTAATATTACAGAAGAAAATGTATTGAAGATTCTCAAACATTTTTTTCATAATATTGAAATAGTTGAAGATAAATATGTATTAAATATTAATTGCACTTTATGGGATAAAATTGCTGATATTAATAAATCATTTGAATATATAAAAGAAGAAGTTAAAAATAATTATAAATTAGAATTAATATCATTTGATGATGCATATAATTATTATTATAAATATTGTAATAAAAAATCATATAAATTTATTGTAAGCAAACATTATTTTGAAAAATATTTATATTTTAAACTATCAGACTATATTGTGTATGAAAAATTTATCGAAACAAGTTATTTTTTACTAATATAATAAAATAATATTATATAATTGATTAAATAATATTATATTGAATAGTGTGAAATTAATTACCAAGACCTGCAGCAAATTGTACGGCATTACCACTAGTTCCAACCCCTTTACCATCAAAAGAAGAAGGACTTAAGGCAAAACTCGCACCTAATCCACCTCCACGACGACCTCTGGATCTAGAACGATGTCTACGTCCACCTTTTTTCATTGTTGTAGCATTCGATGATGGCATAGCTGGCATAGCTGGCATAGCTGGCATAGATGGCATTTTTGCTAGTAATTGGGAAGCCATTGCATTAGCAGAAGTAGAAGGTGTAGTAGGAGCTCCACCACGGGTTTTCTTTACGAAACCGAAATGTCCTTTTTTAGTGAAATATCCAGCCTTAATAAGTCTTTTATCTTTTTTGGCAGTATTGTGTTTAGCTTTGGATACAATACGTCCAGATTTATTTTTCATTAAATCAGAATGAGTAAGTCCTCCAGTAGTTTTGTAAGCAGTACCGTGCCATACTTGTGCGCGGGTTCCAATTAAAAGCTCATATGTTTTACCAGCTACTGAATATTTACCAGTTGAAGTTCTTGAAAACTTTGTCATTATAAAATTAAAGGAGAAAATATATTTTATTATTGGGTATATATTAATTATTACTAAAGAATATATTAATTTTAATTTACATAATAATTATAACGCATATTATAGTGTGATATGTAATAATATAATGAATTTATGAATTTATAAATTTATATACCTTATTCCGGTTAATTAATTAAATTTATTTTTAGGAGCAGAACCACTACCACCTGGCATACCTTCATTACGTCCTAAATAATTTAACTGTAATGGTTGTCCTAAATAAAAATTACCATATTGAGTTTTTCCTCCTAAACTAGAAGTGATTACTTGTGCAACACGCATATTATTAGATATTTTAAGAGAGGGTGAATCTGAACCAACTGTGGTTTTATCATAATTGTCAGCTATACAGTCACAATTAAGTTTTTCTGTATTGTTTAGTAATCCATTTAATTGTGCAGTATAATTTATCATCTTTCTTGAATTTGATTTTTTACCAGGAGTAAATTGCCTCTGAGAAAACATATTAATATGTTTTTATATTTTATTTCATTTTATTTTCATTTTTTAAATAAAATTGAAAATATTTAAAAAGATAAATACATTATTAACTTATATAGTATAATGAGCACAACAGACATTAATCTAGCCAATAAATATCAACAGAAAACCGATAAACAGCATATACTGGATAATCCAGATACATATATTGGATCAGTTGAAGAAGTTGATTCTGATTTATGGATACTAGATGACAATGGTGAAAAAATTATTGAAAAAAATATTAAATATATACCTGGTTTATTTAAATTGTTTGATGAAGGAATTGTTAATTGTCGTGACCATGTAGTACGTATGCAACAGTCTATTGCGAATGGTCAAGATAATTGTATTCCTGTATCTAATATTGAAATAACTATTCAAGAAGATGGTACTATTATTATGTTAAATGATGGTAATGGTATTGATGTAGCTCAACATCCTGAACATAAAATATGGATACCCGAGATGATTTTCGGTCATCTTAGAACATCTACAAATTATGATAAAACTGAAAAAAAAATAGTTGGGGGTAAGAATGGATTTGGATTTAAACTTGTACTTATATGGTCTACAAGTGGTTCAATTGAAACTGTAGATCATATTCGTGGTTTAAAGTATATTCAAGAATTTAAAAATAACTTGGATGAAATTTGTAAACCATCTATTACAAAATGCAAGAATAAACCATATACAAAAATTACATTTAAGCCTGATTATAAACGTCTTGGAATAAATGGATTATCAACTGATATAATTTCACTACTTAAAAAAAGAGTATATGATGTTGCTGCCGTAACAGATAAAAATCTCAAAGTTAAATATAATTCCAATTTAATACCTGTTAAAAATTTTCAACAATATATAGATATGTATATTGGGGATAAAAATATATCACCTCGTGTTTATGAAGATAATGGGACAAGATGGGAATATGCAGTAGCGTTAACGCCAACAAATGAATTTGTACAGATTTCATTTGTGAATGGCATTCATACAGCAAAGGGTGGTAAACACGTCGAATATATACTTAATCAAATAACGAGGAAATTAGTAGAGTTTATTGAAAAAAAGAAAAAAGTTAAGGTCAATCCAAATAGTATTAAAGAGCAATTAATATTATTTTTAAGATGTGATATAGAAAACCCTGCTTTTGATAGTCAAACAAAAGACTTTATGAATACACCTTCATCTAAATTTGGTTCTAAATGTGATGTAAGCGATAAATTTATTGAAAAAGTTGCTAAAATGGGAGTAATGGATGCTGCAGTACAATTGACAGAAGTTAAAGAGAATAAAGCTGCAAAAAAAACGGACGGAACTAAAACCAAAAGTATACGCGGTATTCCCAAATTAACGGATGCTAACTGGGCTGGTACAGATAAATCTAAAGAATGTCTAATTATATTTTGTGAAGGAGACTCTGCTAAAGCAGGAATTATTTCTGGGTTATCATCGGATGACCGAAACATTATTGGTGTTTATCCAATGAAAGGCAAAATATTAAATGTACGTGGTGAAGCAGTTAAAAAAATCTCAGAAAACAAGGAAATTGCTGAAATTAAAAAAATTCTAGGCTTAGAAACTGGTAAAAAATATATTACTATTGAAGATGTCTATACGAATCTTAGATACGGTAAAATTTTATTTATGACTGACCAAGATTTAGATGGTAGCCATATAAAAGGATTAGGAATAAATTTGTTTCAATCTGAATGGCCTTCACTTTCAGAAATACCTGGATTTATTGGTTTTATGAACACACCAATATTGAAAGCAAAAAAGGGAAATGCTGAGTTAAATTTCTACAATGATGGTGAATTTGAAGAATGGAAAGCAAATAACGACATTAATGGTTGGAAAATTAAATATTATAAGGGTTTAGGTACTAGTACAGGAAAAGAATTTCGTGAATATTTTGAGAAAAAGAAAATAGTAGGCTTCGAACATTCTGAAAAGAGTAATGATGCAATTGATATGGTTTTTAATAAGAAACGTGCTGATGATAGAAAAGACTGGTTAAAATATTATGACCGTAATGCATATTTAGATACAAACAAGACCAATGTTTCTTATGAAGAATTTATCAATAGAGAATTAATTCATTTCTCTAAATATGATTGTGATAGAAGTATACCTAATTTAATGGATGGTCTTAAGATAAGTTTAAGAAAAATATTATTCTCTGCGTTTAAAAAAAACCTAAATACTGAAATCAAAGTGGCACAATTCTCAGGTTATGTATCTGAACATTCAGGATATCATCACGGTGAAGCCAGTTTAAATGGTGCTATTGTTGGAATGGCTCAAAATTTTGTTGGTTCTAATAACATTAATTTACTTTTACCAAATGGACAATTCGGAACTAGATTACAAGGTGGAAAAGATAGTGCATCTGAAAGATACATATTTACTCAATTAAATAAATTAACTAGAAATATATTCCCTGCAGCAGACGATAATGTTTTAAAATATTTAAATGATGATGGTATTTTGGTTGAACCAGTATTTTATGCACCTATAATTCCAATGATATTAATTAATGGTTCAAAAGGCATTGGTACTGGTTTTAGTACAGATATAATGTGTTATGAACCTTTACAAATTATTCAATATTTGAAAAATAAATTGCAAAATATAGATGATGTTATTCAATTTAATCCTTATTATGAAGGATTCAAAGGAACAATAACCAAAATTAATGACGAAAAATTCCTGATAAAGGGTCTCTACGAAAAAATTGCAAATGACAAAATTAAAGTAACTGAATTACCTGTAGGTTTTTGGACCGAAGATTTTAAAGAACTATTAGAGGAATTAATTGAACCGTCTGCAGGTAAAGATGGGAAAAAGTCACCTTCTATTATCAAAGACTATGATGATATGAGTAAAGATACAAATGTAGAATTTACAATTACATTTGTGAAAGGTAAACTTGAAGAATTAGAATCTAGTAAAGGTGATTATGAATGTAATGGTTTGGAGAAATTATTAAAATTGTACACCACAAATACTACGACTAATATGCATTTGTTTAATGCAGAGGATACATTACAAAAGTATAATAATATTCCTGACATTATAAATGCATATTATGAAGTGAGATTAAAATTATATCAAGAACGTAAAATATATATGATTAATGCATTAGAAAAAGAATTATTGACTTTAACCAACAAAGCAAAATATATAGTAGAAAATTTAAATGGTACAATTGATTTAAGAAAGAAAAAGAAGGAAGAAGTAATTCAAATGTTACTTGATAAAGGTTATGATCTTCTCGAAAATGATAATGATTTTAAATATTTAATTAAAATGCCTATGGATTCAGTAACCGAAGAAAATGTTGAAAAATTATTAAAAGATAAAATTAATAAAGAATGTGATTTGACAGTAATTAAAAATACTACTATAAATCAAATGTGGTTGAATGAACTTAATCAACTAAAAGAAATGTATCTTGAATATAAAAAGGAGCGTACACGATTAATGGATGGTATTGAAGTTGAAAACATTAAAATAAATAAAAAAGTTGTATCGAAGGGTGTAATTAAAAAACAAACAAAAAAATCTGAAAGTAAACTCTTATTAGTTGAAGACGATTAAAAAAATATATAAAATAAATTTGAATATTTATATTTATTGATAAATTAATCTTTTATATTATTATTTAAAATCAATTTAATATTATTTTCATTAAAACTTTCTGCACAATCAATAAATTCAAAAATTTTTTTTATATTATTAACATCAAACATCTTTTCAAATGTATTAAAATAACAATAATCTTTATTATTAGCATAAAAATTATACAAGTCGTTATTTAAATTATATAAGTAGTTAATTGCATTTTTATTAGTTTTAAACCAACCACTTTCTGATTGTGCTTTAATATTCTCTCTAATGTGAATTATAATTTTAGTTTGTGGGAATAATTCTTTAAAGTCTTTTATATAATTAATATCACCATTATCATATCTTATCTCCTTAAATCCCCACAATTTATTATTTTCATTTTTCTTTAGTAAACTAATTATCAACACTTTAATCATAGTTACAGTTTGTTGAAAATTATACGAATTGTACCAAGCAGGTTTTATATTTTGCGAAAGTATATCATCATAATTAGCCGGTTTAAGACGACCTGGTACGTGTTTAAATGTGGTAGTTTTAATTCTTCTATAAAATTCTAATAAACTATTAATTGCTCCTAGATTTTCTCCACATATATTGCTGTTTGGTATAGTATTTATAATTCTTTGCATAGTAGTTGAACCAGACCGTCCAGTTGCACATATTAATATTATCTTATCATCCATTATTATAAACATCAAATTTTTTATAATAATTAAACGAATATCTTGTTATTATATTCTAGTTAGACTTTTTATCATTCAAAATAATAATAACTCTAAGTCTAAAGAATTAACTTATAAAATCAACATAAAAATAAAGTTGGCATATAAATATTGTCATTCTAAATAAAAATGTCTAAAAATAGTAACAGAATTCAAAAAAAAACTGTATCGATAATTACTATTTCTCAATTAAGTAGATTTGATTGTTTATTAAATCTATATGAGTTAATTAAGTTACAAACATATACAAATATTACTGAATGGGTTATAGTTGAAGGTTCTAACAATAAAGAAGACGGCGAAAAAAATAAAGAAAATATAAATACGTTACTTAAAATGCATTCCAAATTATCAGAAATGAATCCAATGTGTATACATTCTGACATCAAAATTGTATATATAGAATATACAGGATTACTATTAAGTGACTTAAGAAATCTAGGAAATAATAAATGTTCCGGAAAAATTATTGTATGTATGGATGATGATGATTATTATCCACAAGAAAGAGTTAGTCACGCGGTAGCATCTTTAAAAAACACGCGCTGTTTAATAGCAGGATGTTCTGATATATATATGTATGAATATTTTATGGGTAAATTATACAAATTTAAAAGTTTTCATCCATATCATTCAACAAATAATTGTATGGCATTTAAAAGAGAATATTTACGTAAGCATAAACACGCAGAAGGTTTAAAATACGCAGAAGAAACAAGTTTTACTAATAATTTTACTGAACCAATGGTTCAATTAGATTCGCAAAAATGCGTTATAGTATCAAGTCATAATATGAATACTTTTAGTAAACGAAAATTTTGTCTGGATAGTAGTAATGGTATTTATCCTTATTTATATGAAGTGAATAGTCATCCAATCACGACTTATATACCTTCTGAAATATTTAAAAGAATGAAAAATATTTTTTATAAAGAATAAAGAGAAAATGTATAACTAAAACCAACTTTTAAATTCCAATTCTCTATCTGTATTATTAGCCATTACTGGGTGAGCAATTGGTACTGCAAGTGTACTAACATCATTAATATATTTCATATATCCTTGTGCTTCACTGTAAACTTGTTGTATACAATAATTTAAGACAATTTTATTCAATTGTTCAATTTGTTTAGAAATATTATTTGTTTGATTTGCAGAGTGTTGTAAATAAACACTTCGCATTATTATTTTAAGAGATTCGCAATCTTGTAGACCAATAACATACTGACCATTGGAGTGATGATAAACACCTGCTCTTATACCATTTTGTATTATTTGAATATTTTGTTGAGAGAAAAAAGTGTCTGACAATTGTGTAGATACCCATAATCCTTCAGTAGCATTCCTAAATGTAGCACATTGATTTGCTGGTATTTTATCATACATTTCAAATAAAGCTGAAGTATTAGGTGTTTTAATATTTATACGTCCATTATATATTTTGTTCATTTATATTACTCAAATAGAAAAAATTATATATATTTATTCTATATATGGCAAGTTTTAATTCAATAGTAATCACTATTGCTACAATAATTATAGCTATAATAATTATTGGCTTTGTTTTCAGATATGTTACAGCTAAAGAGTTACCTGGTTTTCAAAAAATAGTACTAACTGCTGCTATTATTATTTTAATTATAGCTTTAATAATTATTGGAATTCTTCTTAGTTATTACAAAGCTAAAGAACAGTGGCCACCAATTGTTGCAGGTTGTCCTGATTATTGGACAATCGATGGTTCATCTAATTTATCGAGATGTACTAATATTCAAGATTTAGGAAGTTGTCAACCACAATCTGGACATAAACATTTAGTGATGGATTTTTCGGGACCTGCATTTTCAGGTGCAAATGGTACGTGTGCAAAATATGCGTGGGCTAAAAAATGTAATGTTACGTGGGATGGAATTACTTATGGTGTAAATAACCCTTGTAGTAGTTCTTAACAAAATTTTAAATTATTAAATTTGTTGATATCAATATCAATATCAACAAATAATATATAAACATCTTATATATATATTTTAATGGCTCAAATAAATAATGATATTGTGAATAGTAAAAAGAAAAAAGAGGATGAATTATTAATTAAAATAATATTGTTACCTGATTGTTTAATTAATATTATAACAGAATTTATTCCAAAAATAGTTTTTGTTTTCACTAATAGAGATAATTATTCTTTATATCATTCACTTATTAAAAAATATATATATAATTATGAAAATTATATAAGAGATACAATTCGTCGCGATAATGAATTTGTATTTGAAAAAATAATAGAGGAAAATTATAAGCGTTGGTATTTGATTAAAAATTATAAATATAAAAATTTGAATTTTAAAAATTATTTATACTTTGTTCTATATTATTGTGTTGAAAATGATTCAAATAATTGCAGAAACGTGCTAAACTATTTTTGTAGTCAACATGGTTTATGTAAAAATCTATATAAAAAGAATGTTGTTCAATATATAAGATGGAGGAATTAAATATAAATAAAATTCTTAATAGAGAAGATAAAGCATTAAATATAAAGGATATACTTGGTGCTTTTGAGCAAAATAAAAACAATATGCTTTTTAAAAAAGGAATATATGTCTATGGTGATCCTGGCACTGGTAAAACTACATTTGTTACTAATATTTTAAAAGAAATGGGTTATGACATTATTAAATATGACGCAGGAGATATACGTAATACATCTGTTATTGAAGATATAACAAAACATAATATGTCTGACAAGAATATTATGAGTTTATTTAATAAAACTATTCGAAAAATTGCAATTATAATGGATGAAATTGATGGAATGAATAATGGTGATAAAGGTGGAATAAATACATTAATCAAATTAATAAGACCTAAAAAAACCAAAAAACAAAAATTAGAAGAAGTAACCATTAATCCAATTATATGTATAGGAAATTATCGTGTAGATAAAAAAATTAAAGAGTTGATGAAGGTTTGTAATACAATTGAACTTAAAACGCCTACACCTCTTCAAATGGAACAAATCGTACAAAAAATATTACCAATATTAGATTCCAAGATTAAAAATAGTATGATTAACTTTGTTCAAGGAGACTTAAGAAAATTAAACAATATTTATTCCATCTATAAAAACAAAAAAGATATATTTAACAATGAAAATATTGAAAATATATTTCAAAGCAAATCATATAATGATGATACAAAAAAAATTACAAATAAGCTTATTAATAATTACTATCCAATGAATGAACATACAAATATAATGAATGAAACTGACCGCACTAGTGTTGGATTATTGTGGCACGAAAATATAATTGATGTTATAGATAAAATGGATAAAAAAACATCCATTCCTTTTTATATAAATCAACTTGACAATATTTGTTTTGCTGATTATATAGATAGAATAACATTTCAAAAACAAATTTGGCAATTCAATGAAATGAGTTCACTCATTAAAACATTTCAAAATAATAAAAAATACCATCAAGAAATACAAAAAAAACAAAAATATTCTCCAACTGAAGTTAGATTTACAAAGGTATTAACAAAATATTCAACAGAGTATAATAATTCATTATTTATTCAAAAATTATGTCAAAAATTAGCAATGGATAAAAAAGACTTATTTGGTTTTTTTATTGATATTAAAAATAAATACGACGATAATCAAATAACAAATCTTTTTGAAAATTATGAAATTGGAAAATTAGATATAAATCGAATTTATAGATATCTAGAAAAATATACAAAGGAAAACGCTGCTGGTACTGCGGATAAAGAAGTTGAATGTGAAGATGAAGAAGAACACGATGATATTTAATTTTCTTCTTCTTCTTCTTCATATAATTCTTGTTGACGATAATATTCCTCTAATTCTTTCTCTTGATAATAATCCGTTATTTTTTCTTCTTTACTATCACTATAATAACCATTTTTATATTTTATATTTAAGTCTTTGTCTCCCACACAATTTATATCTACATCTTTCATATAAGTATTCCATATACTTTTTTCTTTAGGATACTTAGAAACATTTGTACCAAATATATTAGTCGTAATACAATTTTCAGCCTCATAAGGCAACCCTTTGTCTGTGAGATGACCAAATAAACCTAGTCCTCGTTCTAACTCGTGAATTTCTGCACACTTTGTACAATATCCAATAATAACTCCTTTAAAAATAGCCTTACGACAGTAACCACAAGTAATTGGTCCAGTAATTCTATCTCTTTCACTATCATCATCATAATATAATCTTTCATCAACAATCCATTTATCCGGAAAATTTTCATCAAAGGGGATATTAACTAATTTTCCCGAAATTTCAACTCGTTTGAACTTACCGTGGGAGCCTTGATAATGATGAAACTTTACAGATGGTAAATAAATGGTAGTACCAATAAAAGACATGATTATAGATTATAGATTATAAATTTAAAATACAATTAACAAGAATAATTATTTCAATTTTTTTATTAATATAATAATATATAGTAATAAGAATGGAATTTATGTATGATGAACCTCCACAAAAAAAAAATATAGCAGACGAAATAAATAGTTTGAAAAATGATATACAAGAAGACGTTGATAATATAATAAAATATAAGATTAATACAAGGGACCAGAATAGGAATAATCAAGAAGATCTTGAGCTATATCTAGATATGATAGAAACCTCTGAAGAACGAATAAATAAAAACACTGAACTATTAAAAACAAAAATAAATGAATTAATAAACCATCCATTAAATACAATACATCCATCTAGAGAAAGACCACCTTCACAATCAGGAGGAACAAAAAAAAATCGCCGAAAAAATAAAAGAAAAAATAAAAGAAAAAGAACGATGCGACGTTAAATTTTATATATTATTTATAATTAATAAATTAATATATAAAATGGGAGTTTCACTTCGTAGTAAATGAAAAAAGGTGTGAAATAAATCAGAAATCAAAACCACTATCTTTCATTAAACCACCAGCTTTTAAGTTTGATTGTTTTATATTATAATTATCAAAATTAGTATTAATTATATCTAATTTCGTATTTGTAGATATTTTTTCATTTTGTAATATATCTAATATACGTTTTTTATTATATAATAATACTAATTTTACTAATTCAGCCGTTGTTGACATATTTTTTTCATTTCTTTCATCATTACCAGTTATATTTTTGTTTAATAAGTATTTGTTTTCAGGAAAAGCAATTGAATGAGTAGTTGATAATTGATAATGTTTTTTAATATGTCGTGTCAAATTAAATAATAACATTATAGTAAAAAACATCATATATAATAAGAATATAATGTTTTTAGATTTTATTACAATATTTATATAATATTTTATTGATATTAATATTATTAATGTACAACTACACTAGAAGAATTATTACTATTAATTTTATGTAAAACAGACTTCATTCTTGCATCTCTTTTAGTGGTCCAATTATTTATAACATCATCTTTTAGTTCAACATTAAAATGAGACATATACTGGTTTGGTGATGTATAAAATAAAATATTAGAACCATTTTTACTTTTACACTCACCTGTAGCTAAACAAACCTTGAAAAATAAATCTTCATCTAGTGAACCAATAATATTTGGATGATAATGACCAGTTTCAGCATCTCTAATGTTAGATCCTGTATCACCCGAGACATAAAATTCAATTTTTGATTTTTTCAATACATTATTACGTGAAACTAATCTTGATGTTTTATTATAACCTCTATCTGTTTTTTTTATAATATCGATTCTCTTTTCTATTTCTTCATTATTATCATAATCATTTAATTCAACCGGATGAAAATTATCAATATAATCCATTTTTATTACTGATAATTTAATAACAAAAATATCTTTAAGTTACTTTAATAATATTAAATTATTATTATACAACAGTAATTTTGGGACCAGATGTTGAATGCTCTACTTCCTTAACACTTATTTTTTTCTGTATATGGTCAGTAATAATTTGTTTAATTTTATTATCTAAATATTGCACTTTATCCTTTAATTCACTGTTTTCTATTTTCAGAGAATTAATCGTATTTGTTAAATCATTTATTTTACTCTGTAGAAATTGAGGATTATTTAAAAGTTGCATAGAGTTTTGATATGCGATTTGTTTATTCATCATCTCATCTCTTGTTTTCCTAATCTCTGCTAATTGCTTTATAACATCAGGTTTATGTTTTGTACTACCAAAATCATATTTACTTAATAAAATATCAATATCTTCAGTAAAAAATTTTAATAATTCAGGTTGTTTTACTATATCAGAAGGCTTTAATGCTGTTTCGTGTACGTGAGGATTTGGCATCTGGGCTAATAATTCTTTTTTATCAAAAGAGTTATGATTATGAGAAAAAACTAGAATCGATTTCATAGATTCTAACTGAACAAAAGGTATAGTATAATCTTTCAAAAATTGTTTTTCTTCTGCTACACACGACGATTCATTAAATCTCGTTTGTTTTAATAATTCTCTTTTAAAAGCAAATGTCGCCGCTGTTGCGTGATTCGGACCATATGGACCAAATTGATACATCTTATTAATATGTTTAAAATGTATAAACATTGCACTAGAACCAGCACATAACGCATCTGGATTATTAATTAATGTATCTACTGCATGACTAAAACGTTCAGGTGGGTAATAATCATCGTCATCCATAAATATTATAATTTCACCCGTACTATTATCATTTGCTATGTTTCTTTTTTTACCTAATGACAATTTTTCATCATATTTAAAATATTTGATTTGAGGAATATGTTTTATCAAATCTTCTATTTTATCCGTACCATCATCTACAATAATCCATTCTATCTTATCTTTTGGATAAGTTTGGTGTTGAAAACATTTAATCATAATAGGAATAAAAGGACGTCTATTAAATGTTGGCGTACATATACTAATAAAAGGAAGGTTACTACTATCAAGATCTACTTTACTCTTTTTACCTTTTTTACCCATTTATTAATATATATATATTTTTTTTAAATTAGTTTTGGGAAAAGTTATTTAATTTTTTACCAATATTCTTTAGTTCATTTGATATTTTTCCTCCTCTTTGTCCATAAATTAATGTATATAATAATCCGTGTTTATTTTTTTGGATGTAATCCTTATTGCTACACGATTTTTTTGCTTGAGAATTACTTACTATTCCCGATAAATCACCTCTACTTGCTGGCTTGAATATGTTAATAGATATTATTCCAAAATATATTAATATTAATACTAAAATTGAAAATAAACCAGCAATAGTACCCATATTTGAAAATGCACTTAATATAACAAAGAAACTAAATATAGACATTATGGTAACTTTGTAATATTTAAATAAATCTTGTAAAATTGCTAAAACAGAAACACTAGTATTATCCATTTGACCTTGATAACATACTAATGAAAATAAGCACCATCCCATAGCAACAGTCGGTAAAACTGGTAGTATATATAATACTAACCAAAAAAGCAGACAAAATAAAATAATAAGAGCAAATGCACACCATAAATCAATTGGTTGAAAAAGAGATACTGATCGCCATATTGGTTTGCTATTTAAGTTTGTATTGACATTCTGTTTAAAAAACCAACCCATTTTTGCAAACCATAAATATATAAAATAAATATTGTTACCAAAAAATATGAATGTAGCTATAAATGTTAAAATAAATGGTCCAAACAGAAGTATTAATATTTCTGGTATACCATTAAACATACTTAAAATAAAATTAAATGCTCCATAATTGAAACAAATCAATGACTCAATTATTGAAATAAAATAATTTATTAAAAAATATGATTTTGGCTCTTCTTTATATGAACGAAAAATATCTAATATTTTATTAGACGCATTATATTTATCATATGGGAAGCTTAGTTTCATAGATAATGGCGGATTTGTAAAAGTTGTGAAAATATTTGTTTGGATTTCTTGAATGGACGGTTTTGCATCAGTATATGGATAACAATTTTCATCGGTAGGTAATATATTAGACTGTGCTAATTTACACGCATATAATATCAAACCACCATAAGAAAATTGTGCTACAATAATTAAAACTAGAAAAGCAACTGTCGTAAAAAACCCTCCTATATTTGAGAATATATTAGTTGTAGTAGAAGTTGTGTCTTCTTTTTTATCATCAATAGCTGAAGTATCACTCGTATCTGTATCTGACATTACTTATATTAAAATGATATAAAATTATTTAAATTTTAATTTGATATGGGTAAAAATTTAAGCATTTCTCTCTAAATGGATTATTTACTTTTATGCTATGCCAAAAATAAAATATAAATTAATATTATATGGGTATTACAAAACAGAACAAATATGTCATATTTTTATCAATAATTAGTTTAATATTATTTATATTTGTTTATAAATTAATTAATTACTTAGTTGTAAATGATTTTATTGTTGAGTGTTTTTCATCTAATATAATACCTGAAAGTATGAATACTAGTCATACAGTTAATTTACCATTAACTACTACATACACTTGTAAAAATTTCTGCGGTCCTACAGCACGTTGTGCTATAACAGGTCAGCAATGTTTTACTGATATTGATTGCCCTGGTTGTCAACCATATGTACCACCATTATCTAGTAGTTCTCGTTGTATTCCAGGTGATAATGATGCAGGTAAACTAACAATGTCACAAACTCCTCAATATTCAACATTAACTACCGATATAGGTACTCGAGCTAAACTAATTACTAGTAATAAATTTTCACAACCTGCAATGGCAAATTTTGGTCTTAATACTTGGCGAACAGCCTATGATGAATCAGATAAATTATTTAATAAAAGATATAAACCAAATCAACTTCAATATATGCCAAACTATGATAAGCGTTATTCTCTAACTGGTGAATTTATAGATGACGGACCATTGCCATCAAATGCATATTTAAAATAAAAGTATTATTCTTTTACAACAAAAACCTCCTTCGAAATATTACTAATAATTTTATTTTCTTTTTCTAAGTCGTTCTCTCCTTTTCCGCCCATAGATTCAATTATAATAGTATTATATTTATCTGATACATTCGAGACACTTTTATTACAATCAGGATATTTCTCTTTGTAATATGGTATCAATCTCATATTTTTATCTGCAATTTTCTTAATTGCTGTACGAACTTTTTTATTTTGGTGGTCTTCCTTTTGCCATAAATTTTCATCTTTTACGTATAATACTTCTCTCTTTTTATCAGTACAATGAATTGGCCGTTGTGTAATATCCATTGCTTTTAAGTTTTTAATAATAATGTTAGAAATACCATCAACATACCCGAGCTCACCTACTCTCTCTAAATCCGTTAATTGTAATTTAATAGATTCTATAAAATCCATAATATTCATCGCATCCTTGCAAGTTTCATTCAAAAAGAATTGTAAATTAAATGTTTTATTATGTGAATTTGTATTTGTAATATTATGAGTTCCGTTTTTGATTACTTCCATCATCATAGTTTGAAGTTCATCATTTTTTTTCATTAGCATAACAATTAATTCTTTATCCGTTGGCTCATCAGATATTTTAATTTGCTCTTCATCATTGCAATTACATTTTTGTTTATGTTTCCATAAACCAGCATTAGTTGAATATTGTTTATCACAATTTATACATATAAACGATTCGCTGCTACTTTTGCTACTTTTGCTACTAAAAATATTTCCATTTTGTGATTCTAAATGTTTAGATGTCAATTTATGTTTGTCATAATTAAATTTTCGTAACGTTTTATAGTCACAATTTTTACAAAAGTACAAAAATGCACTTTTTTTTGCTACTTTTGCTATTTCCATTATTTCCTATATATTTCCAACAAAATAATTTTAAATACTTTTTAAATTGAAAAATAAAAATTTTACAGTGACAAACTTGAAATTATTTTTTTGGTAACCAGATGCTAAAATTCATTTATGGTAACAGAAGGAATCAAAAAAGGGAAAAGTATTTTCATTTTTCGAAAATGGACATTTATAAATGTCCAAAAATGAAAACCCCGTAGACTTTTGGGAAAAAAATAAAATATGTCGGTTTTTTTTCTTTAAGTTCCAAAATAATATATAATATAAAAATATCTTTTATGAAGAAAAGGAAGGTATTTTATTTATGTAAAAAGAAGCGTAAAACAATATAAATGGAATAAAAGAACCGAAAAAACACCACAACTCTCCTGCATTATAATAAAAATACTTATAACTTATAAATAATAAAAAATATAAAATGATAAATAAGAATAAAGCGTATTTAAAATTAAATAAATAAAAAATATTAATAGCAAGTAAAATTAAATAATTTACTGGGCTTGCGTATTTAATCCAAGGCCATTTTAAATGATTATTTTCTGTAGATGTTACTAATTTTTCGTTTAATAAAAACTGAATGTATACTTTTAAAAAGTATATAAAGTATAATAAATTTAATATAGCTACTATCAAATCAACCCCTTCAAAAACATTTGGTTTATAGTAAATATATTTTATTATATATAATATAGTTGGTTGACATACGTTTAATATGGCTCCTAGAATAGTGGTAATTTTATTTATACCATAAATGTTTTTCAAATCAATCCAAAATAAAAAATCCATAAATTGAATAAATGAAATAAATATTAAAAATATACCGGATACTTTATTTTCTAATTTGTATTGTGGGTTTCCATATTTTATTAATAGAATAGAAAATAATGTACCTATAGCAAAGGTTAACAAAGATACTTTATAATTGAAACACATATATTATAATATTATTTTTAATTATTAGTTGTATAATAAATATGGCAACAAATATAAAGATGAAATTAATACAATTATATTAGTATTTGTGTTTTTATTTACAAGATAGGAAGCAATTAAACAAGCCATTATCATCATCCCACTATCAGCTAAAATTGCTTTATAAGATACATCATTTGCATAATCCTTGAACGTATCAAGCATTTTATTTACTCCTCTTGGAATATTGGTAAAAAAAATATAAAATAATATATCATGAATAATTTGTACTATTGTGGCTATTATAATAAAATTTAATAGTGAAAAAGTATTAAATACGTAATAATAAATTGCTCTTGTAATAATTAATCCAATTAATATTATTAATACATCCGCAATAACAGCAGATAAATTGTATTGTGAATACCATTTCTTTAAAACTTGTGATTTAATCACCCTTGTATTTAATAATAAAATTACAAATAAATCTGTAATTAAAACAGCGTTAAATAATGGTAAATAATCATTAATATTATTAAAATTTGCTATATTTTTAATCATATTATATATTATAAAATATAATAATATTATACAAATCCTAAAAAGTTACGACCAATCTTACTTGTTGCGAACATTCCACAACCTGATACGATTTGAAGATACAAAACATTATTTTTTTTAGTATAACACAATAAATATCCCGATAAACTAATAAAAAGGACGAAAAAAAACCAAAAAATCATTGTAAATGTATCCATTATATATAACTATAAAATTAAATATTACACAGTTTAGAAAATCTACGTTTGAAATGTAAAAACGAGATGAATTTATAAATTATTATTATATTTAAAGATAATTTTAAATATAATAGTATGTTACATAATTTACCATTTGATGTGTTAAATTTAATTTTAGAATATGATGGTAGAATAAAATATATTCATAAACAGCGTATATATGTAAATATCATAAGTAAAAATGACTACAGATATGATATTATTAATTCAATAATAAAAAACAAAGTTAATTTAATTACAACTTTAAGTATTGGAAATACTGGATTAAATTTTTATATTGATATTTATTATAAAAATGATATAATCACAAAAGGTTTAATTTTTTCCAAGAAAATGCTTTACTTAAATAAAATAAATAAATAATGTATATGCCATTTATTACTTTTATTTATAAAGTTGGAAAAAACTATAAGACATATTATGGTAAATATTGTGCTAATTATATTTCAGATGACCACGAAGGGTTAGATAACGAAGTGAAATATATATTAATAAAAGGATTAAACGAGTATAGAAAAAAAAATAATATTCAAAAATTAAAGGCAAAAATTATTATAGGTATATTATCTTTTTCATCAAACAACATTATTCCGACTTATTCAACTGATAATGAAATAAAATGTTTTGATTTTTATTGTGATTATGATAATAAAATATACATTAATGGTAAATTAATATAAAAATGGGCGTTTGAAATAAGAAAATGCTTTAAAATTATGTGGCATATAAAAGTCCTGCATTACCACCTACAAATATAACCATATTCACTCTCTCTTCCATCAAATATAGATTAAAATTATAATCATAAATACGCCACGTAGGTTTATTTATACCGACTAATTCTCCTGTATTCGGGTCGCAAATGGTTAATACTTGTGCATATGGGTCAAAAGGAGGACTAATGGTTGTAAATTCAAATTGGACATTAGTAAACCGACTCATATTCATAGCTCCAGATGGTTGTGTTTTAAAAGGAGATGTATCTAAACAAAAATTATAACAATATAAGCCTTGTGGAGCATTGCCTGCAGTTCTTACATATTTTTCCACAAAATTAAATACTCCTGCAGGTAAAATATTCTCTCTATACTGTCCATCTAAAAGTATTCCTAATGCAATAAGAATATACTGAATATTTTGTGGATTATATACCCCGCTCACATATAGTCCACTTAATGTTCCATTGGGATTAACACCAGGTCCAAGAGTTAAAGGTATGGGAGGAATAATAGGAGTATAAGGATTTGGATAATCACCATCTGTAGTTGCAGGAGTTACATCTTGAGGCATATAACTATAAGGCCAATTAGTATAATTTGACCACTGATTTCGTAAATTAACATCACTTCGCTGAAAATAGAACATCCAACTAATAACCATACCAAGAGAATCTAAATCCACTTTATTTTGTCCTGTAACATTATAAAATGGTTTCTCATATATTTGTTTAAAAATATATTTTTGTTCGTTCTTTGCAAAGAGTGTTGATTCATCATTAGAGAGAAAACAATAAGTACAATTTAAGTTAATATCCGCATTCCACTGAGTTCTTGTATCTGTATAAGATGTAAAACCTAGTGTTTCATCCGGTGGCGTTTGTAAGAATCTATAAAATTGCATATAATATTGATTAAAATTTGGCGCAACAACTGGAAAATTATTAACATAATCCTGAACATCACGAATCGTAAACCATTGATTGACTGGTCTAAATGTTACACTGATTTGAAGTTCATTGTATTGAAGTGATACTAAAGGAAATGCTTGTACAGTATTTAAGTTAAACCAAGCACCCAAAGGTATATATAATACTTGTCCTTGAATTGATGGTTGAGCTCCGGCAGGACTTGTTGTATAAAAAGCATTTGGATATGCATTTACACGTGCGCCAAAATTAGCAGGATCGTTTAATTCAGCTGTATTTCCAATCATTTCATTAAACAACGCTAGTTTTTGTCCGCTAAAATCGCGTTGAGCAGATGCTAATATGTATCTACCAGAATATTCTTGTAATTTTTGATTACCACAAGTAATAGTTATACGGTCAATAATTTGTGCACCAAGATTTTCTATCCATTGAAACTCATATGGCGCCCAATCAGTATAACCAGTCGTACCATCAGAATTCGTATATGTTTGAGGTGGAAAAATTGGTGACCATATATTAGGTAATGAAACTGAGACATAACAATCCATTAAAAGATCCGCATAACGTTTAATGGTAAAATTGAATGTAGATTCTGTTGTTAAACTCAAGGAAGGTGTACCAGTATAATCTATACGAAAATTCTGTTTACCAAAATTAGTATAATTTTTATATGTGGCTTTCCAGAATGTTTTTTGAGGATTACCATTTAATATAACATTTTGCTGTCCAGTGGCAACTAATTGCATTAATCCGCCCGCCATATCTAGTATATAATAGACCAATTTTTTAATTATTTATTTCATCATAATATAAATTTTTTATCCTTTTTTCTTAAATTAAAAATACTATAATATATTAAGTATGTCAAGTCAACCAAATGATTATTTAAGCGCTATTAATAAAATGGATGAGAGGTTCAAAAGTTATATTATTATGGGTTTTATTTTTTTAATTTTATTAATGATAATTGGTTATATGATTTATTTAAATAGATTACAAAGTGCTGAATGTGGCTATATGAATACATTATATCCAACGGTCGATGGCAATCTTAAACCGATTTCAAGTGGTGACCCTGATTGTAGGGAGAATTTGAATGATTATTACATTAAAACAGCCTATAATGCGTGCAGTGGTGGGTCTTATAAAAACGATTTTGTAGATATATGCAATTTAAAAGCGGTTATTAAACAGGGAGTAAGGTGTTTAGATTTTGAAATTTATTCTATTAGTAATAAACCAGTGGTTGCTACTAGTACAATAGATGATTATTACGTTAAAGAAACATTTAACTATGTGAATTTTTCAGATGTGATGAGTACTATTCAGAATTATGCATTTTCTGGTGGAACGTGTCCTAATCCAACAGACCCAATTATAATTCATTTAAGAATTAAAAGTAATAACCAACAAATCTACACTAATATGGCAACACTATTTAAATCTTATGATTCTGTAATGCTTGGTAAGGAATATAGTTATGAATATTCCGGTAAAAATTTAGGGAGACTACCTCTATTATCATTTCAAAACAAAATAATTTTAATAGTTGATCGTATTAATAATGCATATTTAGAAAATAAAGAATTTTTAGAATATGTAAATTTAACAAGTAATTCGATTTTTTGCAGAGCATATGATTATTATGATGTTAAAAATAATCCTGATATAAATGAATTAACAGAATACAATAAAACGGCAATGACAATTGTGTTACCTGACAATGGTGTTAACCCAACAAACCCTAGTAGTCTTTTATGTAGGTCAGCTGGATGTCAGATGATTGCTATGCGTTACCAATATGTTGATAATTTTTTGATGGAAAATACATTATTTTTTGATAGAACTAGCTATGCATTTGCATTAAAACCATATGAACTTAGATATCACCCCGTTACAATTCCTAACCCAACACCACAAAACCCAGCTTATTCATATGCTACTCGTAATGTAACAAAGGATTATTATAGTTTTAATTTTTAGATATATATTATTTGATTTTTATATAATAATTTTATTATATTATTATATGAAGCAAGAAAACAATTGTAAAGATTTAAATTTTTCAGACTGTGAATTATCTATTTTGCGTATGGCTGTTGATAAAGCTGAAAAAAAAATTGCAAAACGTGTGGTTAATTCAGATGATATAAAAAAAATAATAAAAATTGTAGAAGATTTTATTCAGCGTAAAAATTTAATATGTTATGGTGGTACAGCAATTAACAACATTTTGCCTGAACAAGATAAATTTTATAACAAAGAGGTGGAAATTCCAGATTATGATTTTTTTACTCCAAATGCACTGCAGGATGCAATAGAATTAGCTAATATATATTATAAATTAGGTTTTACAGATGTTGAAGCAAAATCTGGCCAACATCACGGAACATATAAAGTTTTTGTTAATTATATCCCAGTTGCAGATATTACACACTTACCAAAAGACATATATAATTCTTTAAAGAAAGATTCAATTCGTATTGCGGGAATTTTATATGCACCTCCTAATTTTTTAAGAATGTCAATGTACTTAGAATTATCAAGACCTGCAGGTGATACTAGTAGATGGGAAAAGGTGTTAAAACGTTTATCACTATTAAACAAAAATTATCCATTAAATGGTACAAATTGTGATAAATTAGATTTTCAAAGAAAAATGGACAATAATGCAAAAGAAGATAAAATATATGAAAATGTAAAGGATACATTAATACATCAAGGAGTTGTATTTTTTGGAGGATTCGCAAATACATTATATTCCCAATATATGCCTTCCCATCTTAAGAAAAAAATACAAAAGTTTGCGGACTTCGATGTTTTATCTAATGATCCTGAATCAACCTCACATATCATTAAGGAACGATTAAAAGATATATCTGTTAAGGATGTCAAAATTATTAAAAGACAACCAGTTGGAGAAATTATACCTCTTCATTATGAAATTAAGGTAGACAATGATACAATTGCATTTATATATAAACCAATCGCTTGTCATAGTTATAATACAATTGATATTGGTGGACAGAAAGTAAAGGTAGCTACAATAGATACAATGTTGAGTTTTTATTTAGCATTTTTGTATGCTGATAGACCATATTACAATGAATTTTTGGATAGAATTTTATGTATGTCAAAATTCTTATTTGAAGTTCAACAAAAAAACAGGTTGGCACAAAAAGGTTTATTGAGAAGATTTAGTGTTACGTGTTATGGCCATCAAGAATCAGTTGAAGAGATGCGTGCATCAAAAGCAGAGAAATTTAAAGAATTAAAAAAAAATAGAAATGACGAGGAGTTTCGTGAATGGTTTTTAAATTATAAACCAGATGATTTAAAGAATAAAAAAATATTGGATAAGGAAACCTCTGATACAGTTGAAAAAACTAAAAGGTCTAAATCATCTAATACACAATCTAAAACACTTAAACCATCTAAAGCATCTAAAACTGTTAAGGCTATTAAAAGAGATAAAACTCTTAAACAATCTAATACACTTTTAAATATTTATAATCAAAAAAATCCCAAAACAGTTAAATATCTAAATTTGTATCGTAAAAAAACCCGTAAAAATGAAATCTATTAATTCGTTATTTCAAATACAATATGTTTCTAATATTATAATAAAAATATCTTGGCTTATCTTTGTTAATATTTTTATTATAATACCATTACGCCATTCATTTGAAATATTATTATTAATTGTAATAAATAACTTTACAAGAATTATAAATAATTTTTCGAATAATAATTTAAAATAGTTAAAGGAAATATTATAATAGGACCAATTATTAACATAACTACACATTTGTGTATTTGTTTGTTTTATAAAGAAACAATGAATATCTAATAATCCAGATAATATTCGATGATAATTCGTACTTTCGTTTTTAACATTTAATAAATTTGCTATTTTATCATAACCATATAGGTCTAGATATAATATTTTTTTATTACAATCTATAGGAAACACAAACGGATTTAAGCCATCTATCGCTTTATTTTCATATAATAAATTGCCATCAATAAGGTATGGAATATAACAAGACCGAATAATAGTATTTATTATATCGTCTACATTTTTATATACAGACTTAACAACTTTTTTGTTTTTTTTAATATTATTATAACAAATAAAAAGCTTATGATTAATCTTACTACATATATCATTAGGAATAACAGTCAATAAATATGTTTTTAATTCTTTAATAATTTGTAAGTTATACGTTTTTTTAAATTCACTATGTACAATTTTATAGAAATTTGGCATAATATCTAGTCCATCAATAAAATAAGTAAATGCTGCAATAGACCCGATACTACAACCTGAAATTCTATCAACTTTAATATAATTGTTTTTTTCCATTTCTTTTAAAAAATATAATGCTCCTAAAAGATAGCTTCCGTTAAATATACCCCCATCTAAAACTAAGTCAATAATTAAAGGCGTTTCGGCATTTTTAATATTATTTGGTAAATTTTCAATTAATTTATTAGCATATTCTTTAACCATTTTAGTATTTAATAGTATTTAATACTATTTACTATTTATTTTTGTAACGTAAAAATAAAAATAATTAAATTATTTTCTTATTTTGCAATAACCGATTTAGAAAGTCTTTTTCGTTTTTGTATGATATATAAATGTTTATTAATTCGGCAGGTGAATAAAAGAACGGTTTTATTTTTTTTAGTTTTTGTTTGTCTATTGTAGTACCAAATAAGTGTAAATGTATATCTGAAATAGTATTATGACTTGCATTATTAAGTTCGTGGGTAATATCAATTCTACCTGGTCGAATCAAAGCCGGGTCTAATTTATCATAATGATTGGAAGAAATAATTAGTATTCTACCTGGTGTCTCACGAATTCCATCCCATAGATTTAGTATATCATCAAGCGTAATAGGATTATCTTCAGGAGCTAGTAAAATATTTTTTGGTCCATCTTCTTTTAATTCACACATATTCTGTAAAACTTTATTAATATTATTAATATTAATATTATTATTATTATTATTATTATCTATACTAGTGTTTTGGTTATTTTTACGTAATTTTGTATTGTATGTTTTTAAGTTTCTATTTAATACAATATCACCTATACAATCGATATCTTCAAATAGTACTATTTTATTTTGGAATGAAATCGAATTAGATTCATTTTTATCATTGTAGGTACATTCAAAATAGAAATCATCTAATTGCCTCTTTGTTTTAAATAATTTGAGTGATATAATAATTAAATGGCGTTTTATATAATTTGCCAATGCTTTAACAAATGAAGTTTTACCTGTACCAGGCGGGCCGTATAATCCAATACCTAATGTATATGGTATTCCCTTATCGTAATACCATTTGCGATTATTTACAAAAAAATCGATTTTTTCAATTAAAGATTGTTTCCCTTCAAAAAATAGATTTTGAAACGTTCGTGCACTTTCAAAATTGTATTCGGACCAACATTGTAATCTCTCTATTTTATCATCATATTTAACCGTTGTTAATTGATAAATAAATAGTTTATTATTTCTACTATTTTTTAAATTTGTTAAGTATATATCTGTTATATTATCAATGTATTTAATGATATAATCTAGTGGATATATATAGCTATAAATATATATTATTATTTTATCTGTTTTTGTATTATTTGTATCTTTATCATTTCTAGTATCTTCTTCAATTATATTACTAGTAATAAAAATATTTTTATCTATTGAAAATGTTTTGTTTTGACATACCATAAAAATAGCTTCTTCTTGTTTTTTATTTATTTCAGGATTTAGTGTACTATATGATTCTTTTATTTGATATATAGTATTTGTTTGATGTATATTTTTAATAATATAACTCCATAATGCTTTAAAACGCTTACTATATGTAAATGATACATAATGCGTATTAGTATATCTACAATTAGTAGAACTTTTAGTTCCTTCAAGTATCATACAATTTTTTGTATAAAATATGTCATAAATAAAAAGAATATTAAATAATGTGTAACTTTTATTATAATTATAATTATCATATAAATAATTAATTAAAAGTCCAAAAAAACTCATAAAAAATGTTGATAATAAAGCATCTAACACTGTATTACCAGTTTTAATATAATTAAACAATGTCATTTTAGTAACATTATTATAATTATTATATAAATTATCAATAAATTTAAACATCATTATTATAATTAATAAATATCTTATCGTTTATTTAAGTTTATTAATTATATATTTTAGAAAACTGCAAATTGTTGTGTTATTTTGTTTAGAATATAAAATAATAACCCGAATAAAATACTTGTAAATAACAAACCATTTATATTAAAATTGCCATCTTTCGAGAAGAGTACGGGGAAATAGCTATATAAGTGTTTTTTAACAAATGGTAGTTGGAATAAAAAATATAAAACAACTAATAACAATGGTGTTTGAATTTCATTATACATTTCATCAATGGAATGTTGTCTTGACATATTTGTATCATAATTATGAACAATATCAGAAGTTTGATCATAATTTTTAATATAATCAATGTTATTTACAGGTGCAGGAACGTAATTAGGTTGTATTTGTGGGTCAGTGCTAATATTTGTTGTATTCATAGGAATATCTCTAGAAGATAGTTGAGTAATACCTGTAATACTTGCTTGTTGAAGTCCATTAACAATTTGACTAATAGTTGATTGGTCTAAAGATAAACTATTAGCAGACGGTATTTGATTAGATGATATTGATTGCTGTACTATGTTATTTTCAGTTGCAGTTAAAGATATATTATTACTTATATTTCCACCACCTATTGGATCAGTGGGTAAATCTAAAATACTAGTTGATTCACTCATAATTATTACAAAGAATGATTGATTATAAGAATTACGCAAATTAGTATAATTATATATTCAAATTCTATTCAAATTCTATTCAAATTCTATTCAAAATCCAATATTTTAGAGTTATTAGTACATTTAGTAGCAACTGAATTATATTTAACACATTTTCCATTATTTTTATAAACCTTATCTTTAAAATGATCTAAAGGTGGCGCATGAAAAATTAAGCAATTTTGGTCTTTACATATTGTTCTAAATAAAGAAGCTAATCCAAAGCCTAATAATATAGACATTAAATATTTACCTGTTTCAGTATGTACAAATTTTCCTAGATTTAATCCCATTTATATAATTTGTATATTTTATATAAATTATATAATTTAATTATTACCTATGCCTGTATTGGTATAGTTGATATTTGTGATGCATCTTTTGGGCATTCTACAATCTCTTCTTCAAAATAAAAACAGTTATCAGCTTTATCTTTAAATAAAACCTTATCAATATTTTCAGGACTAGGATATATGTATATAGTTTTCATTTCGGGCCCTAATATATAAATAAAAAATAATCCAATTGCAAAACTAATTAAAAACACAGGTAGCGAAATATAATTGAATAACATATATATTTATGCTATAAATTATTTCAAAAGTATCCATTTTCAAATCCTAAGTCTTTTGCTAAAAGTTTATTTAACGTGTCTATAAACATTGAGTAATTTTTTACGCCATTCTTTTCTGAATATAGTGTTAATAATGTATTTTGATATGTTTTGTCCAGATTATTAAACAAAGTATTATATGCTTCGTTACCTTGACCAAAATTATAGTCATTGTTTTCTGATAGTTCAGGAGGTACAATTAAATTTTTAGGTGCAACAAATCTGCAATTTTTATTTTCAGATTTTGCAATAATACAACTATACATAAATTCATTCATCCATTCACTATTATTAGTAAGCGCCTTTTTAAATTTTTCAGGTAATTTATCCCATAGTTCTTGGTATTTTGAATTATTCCAAGTTACGATATTTCCATTATAAACTCCTTCAATCTTAGATAATGGTATTGAGTCATTTTCATTTGTTTGGTTTGTTTGGTTTGTTTGGATATTTGGTTCTATTATTGTAGGTAGAGATGTGGTATCAGAATCAACTATAATTAATGCAGCTTTTTTATCCTTCTTGATTTTTAATCCAACGTCATAACTAACAATGGAATTATTAAATGATGTATATTCTAAATTTTCAATCTTGTACTTTTTTTGTATTAGATTATAAGTATTCAAATCTTCATCATAATAAACAAAATTTTGTTTATATTTTAAATTTGATATTTTATTTAATAAAGGCAATAAATTAGTAATATAAATATGTACAGCATCACGTACATATTGTGTAGATTCTAACTCATTAAAACTGATTATACATTGTTTAATTTCTGTAATAATTTCATATGTTCTCTCTATATCCTCATTTAACAATTGTTTTTTTTGTAGATTATCTGTTATATCTAAATAAATTTTGAGATATTGTTCTAATAAAGAAGTAAAATGAGAAACATAATCTTTAATTGAATCATAATTTTGTAGAGCTGTCTCAGTTGTAATATAACCAAATAAAAGTTTGTTTTTACTGTCAATAATTTCATTTTTGTTATCCTTGATTTCTTTTTCAATATTTTCTAGAATATCAGGCAGCAATTCATAAGTACCAAGATGTATATTTATATTTAAATTACACGGGTCTGCAATAATACCACATCTAGCAGATAGTTGTCTATAATCATCTATAAAATCGTTATTTTCTCCTTTTTTTGTATTTTCAGAATAATATTTTGTTGAAAATATAGTACCCCCAGGTCTTTTACAGTTTATACATTTTGGTTTTAATTTTAAAAATTCAGAACGTTTTTCTTTTGCACTTAAAGATGGATTATTTAATATTTTTTTCTTATTTTTCATTATTTCTGTTTCATATTTATTTTTTAGTTTATAGTATTCATTATAAGCATTTTCTACAGATTCATTTGGTTCTTCCATTATATATTTATATCTTATAAAATTATTTGTATATTTTATTTAATGCATATTTTTGGAATGTATAATATCATATTCACTTTCCCAAGCGGGTAAACCAGTAATTAATTCTTGATGAGCAATGCGCTTAGCTTCTTGGAAATTTTTAATTTTTGACAATATATATTGTTGTTTTTCTTTATTTTTCTCTTCTAATTCAACCGGACTAAGTTTACCTTTATATTTATATAAAAGTATTAATCCTAAAACAAGTAGAAATGCAAATAATAAACCTATATTAAAAATTGTATTATGAAATTTATTTCTTATGATATGGCATTGTTTTAGAGTTTGATTTAAAAAATATTTAACACCTGGTTCTGTAAGTGCTGGTTTAGGCGAAGCCCAACCTTGGTTAGAAAAATCATCGAAAACCATTTATAATTATAGTTAAAAATATAAAATAATTTATACATATTATCTATATGACTAGTTCTTACTTAAATATTGTGACATTTCTATTAACTACATTATTTTACTATATGGCAATAAAACCAACCCTGACTTATGATATATTAACTAACCTAGAAAAATATAAGAGTTATACTAGTAATAGTCACGTGTATTTAGCTGTTTATTTTTTATTAGTTATTGTAACACAATTTATTATAAATGCTTCTATAATTACAACTAATTGCGGAGGAAATATTACTGAAAATATGGGAGCAGCTGGGTTGTTAACATTTATACCTTGGACATTTATTTTTGGAGTTATAATAGCAATACTTATTATTTATCCTGGTTTTAAAAGTGCATTTTCAGATGTTATTGGTTATTACTATGTTTCTAGTTCAGCAACTAAAGTTCTTACAGATTTATTAATTGATAAAGATGTACAAAAACAAATGGATAAAGATACTGAGTTGACTACAGAAAAGAAAGAAGCATTAGAAGGCGCCGCAGATGCAATTATAAAAATATGTGGTAATACATCTATACTAATTAATCAAATAGTACCGTCTAATTTTGTTGAATATTGGAATATACTTACTCCGTTAATGAAAGAAAAATATAGAATTGGGGATAATACAGATATAAGAAATAATTTATTTGAATTGGTTGTAACAAGAGATAATATTGGGGAAGCATTATGGTTTATGTATACTGGATTACTATTAACATCTATTGTTCAATTGAATATTACTACAAGAGGATGTGCAAGTAATCCAAAAACAATGGAACAAAATTACCAGAAATTTGTAGATAGCGAAACAGCTGCAAAACAAAAACAAGAACAAGCAACTAGTTCTACTTATACACTGACATAAAAAGTGAAAAGTTAGAAATTATATATATAATTATTTAAATACTTATATATAAAATTATATATATTGAATGTTTGAGAATTTGGAAAATAATATTTATGATGAATTTGTTCCAAACAAAAAAGAACTTGAAAAATTAGAAGAGAGAAAAAAGATAGAAGAGTCTGAAGACAAATTAATAGAAGAATTATTTAATCAGAATAATAATAATAATGATAATGATAATAATAATGATAATGATAATATTGCTACCAATAATAAAATATATGATTTAGTTAGCAAGGAAAATAAAAACAAACAAGTTGTACAAAGAAGAAAAACAATTATAGAAAATACAAATTATAATATCAAAAGGATAAATAGAGAGAGCGAAAAAGATAAATAATTTATTATTTATAATTATTATGAATTAAAATATTTTTGGGTAAGATATGTAATACATAATAAATAAATAACATAATATTCCTAAAACAATAGATAATAACCAAATAGGCAATATTGTCTTATTTTTATATCCTATACCAAATTCTCTAATACTTCCATCTTTATTATAAAAACATGCAGGTTTTATTATCTGAATGAAACCAAAAATTATAATGAATAATATGATAGCAAATAGTGTAATATTTTCTCTTATATACTTTCTATACATCTTATATATAATTATAAACAATTTTTTATAATTATATTTGTCTAAAATTATTTTGTATTTTATGATTAATTAAAATCCTCATAATCTTCATATTCTTCTTCTGGTGCACCAAAACCATCAGTATTACCATCATAATAATCATCATTCATATATTCCATATCATTGTCTTCTCTCTCTATCTCTTGTTCAACTTCATTTTGTTCAAAATAATCATCCATTAATTGTTCAATATTATCATCTGTAACATTATTATTCTTTTTCTTTATATTTTTTTCTGCTTTTACCATTTCATCTCTAAATTCTCTCTCTTCATCATAAAAGTCTTTGTCTAATGTTGTTAACCCTTTTTGTAATCCTTTACTATATTGATTCAATTTATTTATCTTAAGTATAGTATCTACATCTCTGTCTTCATCAGTTAATCTTTTTAATCTATCAGTAACCATATCTTTCTCTCTTTCCCTTAATTTAAAAACTCTGTCTTGAATTTCATCATATGATGTATCAACTGTTTCTTTTTGACTATTCATAATTTCTATAAAGGCTATTAATAATTGGCATACTCTTTGTTTTAAATCCTTTTTATTTCCTGTCAATAATTGTCTATTTGTAACATTTTGTGCAGACACTGTTAAATCTATTCTAGTTTCACTCTCTTCTAAATAATCAACCGTTACTAAATCAGACAATTCACTTTGATTTATTGTTTCATTAACAATCATATCACTATCATCCGATAATTCAATGTAATTTATTAATATTCGTAATAGATAATATTCAAATAAAAACCTGCTAGTCCTTTCATCAAAAACTGGTTTTAAGACTTTATCGCCATTTTTAATAGTTGAAAAACAAGGTGTATCTTTTGATAATTTTACTAAATTTTTGCTAGTGCTTTGTATAGTTTGTAGAGTTCTTAATATAGCAGGTACACCATATAAACTGGATAAACTTTGATAATATTCTTTAACTGATTTTTTCAATTTTTTACCGTGATTTTTTGAAAACCCCCAATAATTTGGTATAGACACATCATTATAGTTAACTTTATTTAATATTATATTTGGAAATATATTTACAAAATTATCAATGAATGATTTGTAGAAATTTATGATATTGTACATTTTATCATTTGATATTTTATCACTTTCATTATATATTGATGTATCTGCGACCCATACAGAAATCTTATTTATATATTGTATAGTTTTTTTAATAGAATTATTAGTTACATCTGTTCCTGCATTACTTTTAATAAAGTCAATAATTTCCTCTTTCATAGAAGTGATATTAGTTATCAAAAAATTATTCAACAATTTAATTTCTTTTGTAGTTTCTTCAGATGCAATATCAAATGTATCTAATGCATTACCTATTAATGTAAGTAATGAACGTTCTACTACTTCATCATTATCAATGTCAATATTTTCTAATAAGTCTTTCAGTTTTGTAATAGACGATATTTCATTACTATTAAAATGTGTATCAATAATATTATGTCTTGCAACCAATTGAATCAACCTTAAAAATTGTTCGTATGAATAATGTCGTCCGTCATCCTTTAATTTTTGTATAATTCTATCAATTGAATCATTTGGGTTGATTAATGTTATATCTGGTTTATCTGTACATAATGGAATAAGATCTTCCGGTATTGGCATCAAAGATTTGAATTTACAATAATATATAAAAGCTAAATAGATAGTTTTTTCATTAAATTCATTACTAATAGGCGGATATTTATTTTTTGTATTTATTCTACTGTAAAACAACCCACTTTTAGAATAATAAATAATATCATTTAATATGTTACCTAATTGATTTACCGTGATATTATATTCTTCTATATTATTGTCTTGTTTATAAAAATAACCTATAGTAGTAATATCATTTTTAGTTTCACAACAAGCATTTTCTAGATATGGTTCATTATTCAAGGTATGTAATAGTAAATTATGTTTTTTAACTACTTCACTTATATGCTCTTGAATTGCCAAAGAAAATTGTATAATTTTAGACTCGATTACCGATATTTTCTCTCTTTGATTTAGAGAACCAATACGTAATTCATTCGTCAATGCTTTCTTAAACTCAGTTGAAATATTAGCAAGATTTTTGATTTTAAATGGTACTAATGGAGGGAGAAATCCAAACCAGTTAGCAATGCTATGTTCTTCTGGAATATCTAATGCATCATTAGTAAGTAAATATTCAGTTTTTTCATCTATCCTTCTTCTCACGTCGGGTATATTTAATAGGACATCATCAATAGAACCCTTTATTTTATTTATTATAATGTCGGTTTTTTTCCCTTTTAATACATTCCACGGTTCACCAGATTCTCGAATATCATATGCCACACATCCAACATACTTTAAACTTGATAAATCTCCAGCACCTTCAAAAGGATAACCCGTAAATGATCGAATGCATCCTGGATGTGTTTTTCTTGTTTTAATAGATGGTATGGATGTTTGAATTGCAATTAAAAACATTCCTAGTGTATAATACAATACAGCCGTATTATAGAAATCTTTATAAGAAGCAATTTTTTTACCCTTTTGTGCCATTTCTTTCACTTTATCTTTATAATCGACTTCTGATTCCAAAGTATCCCTCAAAGATGATAATACACAATTAATAATTAATTCTTTTTGTGTTTCCATATTTATACCCATAGCTATTGACATTGTATTAATAATATTATTTATCATTCGAATCTCAGGTGTGTTGTATTTTACAGATTCTGTAGCTGCAGAAGTAATTTTATTACCTGCATCATCTTCTAAAACTCCTCGTGTTGTTAATTTGAACCCTCCTTCATAACCTTCTTCAATATCAAAATCAATTCTACAAATAGGCCATCCACTATTTTTATCTGTCCAATAATCACCGTCATCACTTAATTTACCGATTTTAGAAATAACTATATCTAAATAGTTCTGATAACCAGCTGGATTTAAAAAATATGCATTTGCCAAATCGAACTTGAATGTAGGTAATATAGGAACCCCTGTTTTCAAACAGTACAACCAATAATTATATTCGCTAGTATTTGTTTCAATATATGGTCTTGTATAAGTATTTACAAATCGAATTATATCATTTTGTTTTTTGACAAAATCATTTTGTCCTAAAATTATATTCATTAATCGAGAATATGGTGATAATTCTTTCACGTGATTATCATTCTCCGTACTGATACCTAATTTATATTTTTGATTATTAAATTTTAATAGATTTGTCGTTTCTAATTTTGTTAGTATACCTATATTATCTATTAAATAATCATATTTTGCTTTAACTTGTTTTGAAAATTCTTCTTTGGAGATTTTATATCGTGTATCAAACTCATTTATTACACTTTTCAATAAATTAGATTGGATTGTTAATTCATCACCTTTAATGCTTTCACATTTACTATCTATATTATCTTCTACACTGATACATTTTTCTTGTAAATCGCACAGTATAAGTGATTCGTCTGTATTAACTTTATTAGACATATCTTTATCGAGAACCCACTTTTCTTCTCTACGAACATAATAATCGACTTCATCATTTATATTTTCATTATAACCTTTGTATAAGAGAGCATATTGTCCATTAATTACTTTTTTATGACCATCAAGTAGAGTATTTGCGAAATAATCTGCATCAACCTCAGAATATTTTTTTTTATTCACTAAATCGGTAACAATAAAGTTTTTCAAATCTTCAGGAGACATACGTATGAGTTCTTTTTCATATTCTGAATCCAATACTCCATAATTTGTTTTATCATATTTTTTATCAAAGTATATCGTTTTATTATTATCATCATTTAATGCATCCATTGATGTATACATTTTAGAAATAATCATTGTTTTACATTTGTCTTCTGAATCCTCTTTGGTAATATTTTTATCTATTTCCGTTTTTTCGCTATTAATAAGAGATGATATATCATTTGGGAACATCAAAGGTATATTTTGTAAAGATAGTGCAGTAGTATATAATTTACTGCAATCTTTTATTAATAATTTACGTAATATTTCAGAATCAGTAAAAAGGTTTTCTGAAATCAGGGTTTTAGTATCAACATCATATCCATTATAAAATACATCATAATTTATATTATTATTTGTTGTTAAAATATTAATTAGTGAAAACGCAGATGAAGCAATTATTGATTTATTTCGAAACCTACTTAGTGTCATAAATAAACGTGATTTTTCAATGAAGGTTTTATTATATTGTGATATTTTTTCATTAATAAATGTAATGATATCCACATATTGCATATAGGTTAAATCATCGGGATAAACTAAGAATGGCTCTAGGTAACTGACTACTTCAACGATAGATAGTTTTCCTACTATATATTTTTTCATCAAATTAAATAATATTTTGGTTTTTGGAATGAATGTTTCGACAAATTTTTTATAAATTTCTTCCTTAGTAATTCCATTTATTTCATCATCACTTAAATTAAGTACATAATTTTTAATACTATTTACGAAATTATTTTCATTAAAATCAATTTGGTCATTTAAATTATCAATGAAAATATCATTTTTTGTGGTTTTTTTCCTTAAAAATTCCCAATAATTCAAAAAAGATAAATTCAAATTCGCCTTATCTAATATATTTGAACCTGGAAGATTGATTTTTGAAAAACGAATTACTGGTTCGGGTAAGGTAACAAAGGATTTAATAGACATAATATCAGGATTCGTCATTTTAACTCTTGTTGTAATCAAACGGCTACTGGTAGAATCAACTGTATCTAATTTGGTTAAACCCAAGTTATACTTTTGAATAACGAATCGTCTTAACCTTATGTTGTTATTAGTGAAAATAGATGAATACATATCTTCCAAATTATCAATAATTACGGAGATATCATTTTCTACCATTTTTTCAATAATGACACTACTACTTGATTCATCACTTATTAAATCAAATGGTGTAAAAAATGGATTTAAATCAGAATATAAACTAGCATATCTATTATTGTTATTGGATAAAGTATCAGACTTGTAATTATCCATTAATTCATTTATTTTTTCCAAATCCTTACTAAATTCGATATCTATTATATCTGAATTTTCTTCATCAACATTGGTAACATCATAAATCTTTTTAATATTTTTAATAACAGGTAAAATCCAAAATAGGTTTTGTTTAAATTTCAAAAAATATTCGAGTAAGGGCTTGTAGTTCGCTTCTTTAATTAATATATTTTCAACATTTCCATATTTGTCAAATTGAGAGAATTTAGTTCTAAGTTGTTTAAATCTTTCAATCATAATATGTATATTATTAAGTACACGTGGTGTTCTTTGATTATTTGGAATAGTCGATAAAAGGTCGTCTAATAAATCAGTAACTTGAGTTTCAACACTATATCTTTGTGACTTACTAGACACATCCACATATTGAACAATAGGTCCTAATTCTTCATTACCAAACTTAATTTGGTCTGCTTTAAGGATAAACTCACGTAATTGATCTTTAATATTTTTAGTTGGTATTTTTATTTCAATATTTTCTGTACCTAACAATTTTTGTTCTCTCTTTAACTCTGGAATATCTTCTACATCTAAATCTAAATCTTTTTCTTCTTCAAATGGTTCATTATCTTCCTCGAGTATTGGTTTTTGAGGTTTATCTCTTATTTCTATCATTTCAATGGGTAAATCTTCAGGTATACCTTTATAATCAAAATTTAAATATATTATGTCACCGTCAATTGTTTTAACCTCAATCATATCTTCTTCTAAATTAGTGATTTCACCTGTAATGATAATTGGAAAATCACCACCAAAATATATATTTATCCATTTATCTGGCATTAATTGATGTTGTTTAGCATAACTAGGTGTATCACTTCTGCTTAATAATGCAATACGTTTAATATTACCATCACCCATAATCCCATCTTCTGATATTTTAAGTTTTATTTTTTCGAGACTATCTGTATTTATAAGATAAGTTTTTGATTTATCGATATAATCAATTAAAAATATCTGTTCATTTATTATTTCATTTGATGGATTTGTTATTTGAATTATATCACCCAACTGTAACTCAATTTCAGTATCATCTTTTCCAAGATTTTTTGCAGGATTATTTTCACTTTCTGATTTTAATGACATTTGTTTCTATATTTATGATAGAAATTTTTATGCTTAAGTAAAAATCAATAATAAAATATAGTTTAAAGACAATATTATTATAATAATAAATTGAAGAATGAATAATAATATTTTATGTGCTAATTTATCATTAATACCAGAATTTAATAGTATAGTTAATAAAGGAGAAAATAGCTTGAATATACTAAAATTAAATAAACTGAAATGTGCGTCAACTAATTTACACGATGGATCATCCTATACTGTTGTTAGATATGATAAAGAATTTTTAAATGTTGACCTTATTGAAACATACGGGTTATGTAGGTCTATAATATTAAATAGTGATAACGATGTTGTTTCATTTGCACCACCTAAATCAATACCGTCAGACCGTTTTATCTTGAAATATTCTGAAAATAAGGATAATATTATTGCACAAGAATTTGTTGAAGGTACGATGATTAATGTTTTTTGGAATAATAAAATTGGATTAACTGGTGGATGGGAGATTGCTACACGAAATACAGTAGGTGCAAATTCTAGTTTTTATAAGTCGTCAAAGACTAAAACCTTTCGTGAAATGTTTTTAGAAGCGGCCAAAAAAAATAATTTGGTTTTAGAAAGACTAAATCCCAAATATTGTTATAGTTTTGTCTTGCAACATCCAGATAACCGAATTGTAGTACCATTTCACGAATCACAATTATATTTAGTCGCAATGTATCATATTGATAATAGTGATAAAAATAACATAATTATAAATTCAATCGATAATATTACTATTAGAAACTTAGATTGGCAAAATTCAACTATTAAATTTCCCGATATTTATTCATTTGAAAATTATTCTGAACTAATTGAAAAGTATGCTTCTATGAATACATCATATAACATATTAGGTGTAGTACTATATAATTATGTTACTGGTGAAAGATGTAAAATTCGCAATCCAGTCTATGAACAGGTTAGAAATTTACGTGGTAATCAGCCAAAACTACAATATCAATATTTATCTTTAAGAAAAGAAGGAAAAGTGAAAGATTTTTTAAAGTTTTATCCTGAAAATAAAAAAGAATTTTCTTCATTTAGAGACCAAGTTCATTTATTCACAAATACGTTGGTTTCAAATTATATTTCTTGTTATATCAAAAAAGAGAAACCATTAATAGAATTTTCTGAACAATATAGAACTCATATGTTTCATTTACATCAAAAATATATTAATGAGCTAAGAGAGAAAAAAATGTTTATAACAAGTACAATAGTGTGTAACTATGTTAATAATTTACATCCTTCTATTTTAATGTTTACTCTTAATTTTCAAATGAGAAAAAGAAATATAGATTTTATTACTGCAAATGAATCAAATTAAATGAAATCATATTTAAGTTTTTATATTTTTTATAATATTTTCCATTAAATTTTTATCATTTAATGAAAACCATTTGTTATTTCTTACTAAAAGTTGTAAATATGGCGTATTTATAGGTGTGTATTTTTCATCCATCATAATATAAATAATATTTTTTGTAGTGAAAATAATATTATTCATTTCTATCATTTGAAATGGAGATTTCAATGTGTCTTCTGAAATAAATATTATTAAACATCGTGATCGAGAGACTATTGATTCTACATTTGTCAATTTTTCGGATAAAGGTAAATGGCTTGAATGTTCACAAGCTAATTCACTATGTATTGTAATAATTCCATCTTCTTCCAATTCACTACAAATATGTTTAATGTCTTCATTTGTTTTTAACCTTAAATCATAAGATATATAAATATAATTGGTAATGCTTCCAGAAGCGCCCATTTTTGATAAATTAATTAGTAATATCTGTTATTATTTATTATATTTATTTACTTATATTCAAATAAAACGAATCAATTTTTTTATTATTTATTATTAAAATAAAAAATTGAATACTTTATTAAATATTTTAATAATGATAAAATATAGTAATAATTAAAATGAATTTAATTGATAATTTATCAGAATATAGATTTATTCTTGAAAATAGATTCAAATCTTGTGTTGCACGTTATAAAGGAATAGAAGAATATATGGAAATACCAGATATGGATATGTGGTTAAAATTAAAAGAGGAAATATTACATAATACAATTATAAAAAATAGAAATGATTATGTATATATAGAATATGATTCTGAATATGATTATGAATATGAATCTGACTATGATAATTATAGTATGGATTCTATAGATAGGAAAGAAGCTTGTATAAATTCAAATGTGGACAAATTTTTATGTAGTAGACGTTTTGATAGATATGATTATGATGATTAGATAAAAAATATAAAAATTTGTGTTGTATTATTATTTATAAATCGTTTTGTAATTTATTGTTCTTTTATTCTTTTGTTCTTTTATTTTTTATAAAACTGTAAAACATCTTTTTTAATTTTCCCAAAAATTAATTTAGAATCATTTATGCATTCTTTTAAATGACCTTTGATAGTAGTTTTTTCAACAGGGTCAGTATATGCAACTCTAATAATGCTATAATCATCGTGCGGATGCATTTTTTTGAAACCACAAAATGTCATCATTTTAGTCTCATAATATTTTGTATATAAGAAATACTCCAATACTTTTCCAATGGTATAATCTTCATTTTCCAGAATAATATCAAAACAATTATGCATTGTATTTTCTGAATTTTTAATTTCTAATTCGTCTTTTTCAATTAAATCATCTGTTTCTTCGAATTTTTTAATTAGAATTTCACAAGCTTTATCTACAATTTCATAATTTGTATATGCACCGACAGACTCTACAACAAAGTCAAAACTATCTTTCATTGTAATTCGTTTGCCATCTAGCAATTTCCAATTACTAACCTCAAATTCGATTTCATCTTTTGTTTTGCCTTCGTCTTTCCAAGTTTGTTTTTTCTTTTCTAATTCTGCATCCTGAGCTACAGTATCAACTGTAAAACCATAGGAACAAGTAGAAACAGCATTAAACATTCCATCTTCCTTAGCGGTTCCAATATCAAATTCAGATATAATATGTATTTTTTCCCCTGGTAAATCATCCGATATTTTAGGGCGTAAACGAATAAAATCTATATAGTCTCCAGTATAATCATTTGCCGGAAATATTTCTCTCATTTCAGATTCACTTAAAAGTTTTCCAGTTATATTATCTTTAATTGTGAAATCTTTTGTTGTAACATATATAGTTGTATTTGTATTATTTTCTACATTAACCTCCATAGTATAGTTTTTATAAGGGAAATTTTCATAATCACTTATATGAATAGGAATACAACTAAGTCGTTGTTTTATTATCTCATTATTTAATCGACTAGTATTTTTTAGTATATTAACTTTATTTTTATCATTTGGTGTAGTTCTAAATACAATTAAAGGTATATCTGATAGCATAGTTCGTCTAATTGCATTAGCTATACTAACATTTACTCCTTTAAGATTAAATTGAAGCATATCATCATTAGATAAAAGTTGTACTTGGGGATTCATTTTATTTAATATTACTTTATATTTAAATTATAAAATTAAATCATTTTTTTTTAAAAATGAGTTAAATATTAATTTCAATAAAATAAGTATAGATTAAGATGAGTTGTATTTTATATTATAGTAAATACTGTGAAATTTCTAAGAAATATTTACAAATCTTATCAAAGACAAATTATCAAAAAGAAATACATTTTATATGTATAGATAAAAGAGTAAAAGATTCAAATAATAAAACATTTATTGTTTTAGAAAACGGACAAAACATTATTATGCCAGATAGTATTACAAGAGTGCCTGCATTATTACTACTAACACAAGGATATACTGTGCTATATGGCGAGCAAATTTTGCACCATTTAAAGCCCAAACAAGAGCAAGAAGTTAGGAAAGCGACCCAAAATAATATGGAACCAATGGCGTTTTCTTTTGGTGGGGGAGGTAGCAGTTTTGGAGATATTGTGTCTGACCAATATAGTTTTTTAGACCAAAATGAGGAAGACTTGAAGGCAACTGGTAACGGTGGTATGAGACAAATGCACAATTATGTAGATTTAAATAATAATAATAATATGACAATTGAAACACCCTCGGATGAACAAAATTATAAAGGTGTGAATCGTATTGCAGAAGATGGTTCTAAAGATTTAATGTCACAAATACAAGCGCAAAGAGAAGCGGATTTACAAAAAATAACCGGAAATAAACCACCAATGAGTTTTTAATATATATATATTGAAAAGTAATTTAAAAATATAAAGTTAACATAACTAAATGTCTAATAATATTCTTACAGCATTTAACGAGCATTTTTTTGATTTTATTAATGATATTCACAGTGTATTTCCAGACGATGCGGATATTTTAACAGCAAAAAATGCATTACAGCTTGTAAGAAAAGCTAATCCAAAAATGATTGTAAAAATTTGGAATACCTTTATTGTTGGAAAATATAAATCGGAAATAGAAGCTGGTAATATAGATTTTTTTATTAATAAAGATTATTCTAGTGATGTAGCATCTGCTGCTAATTCTGATAAAATTATGGAGTCAATTAATAGATTACGGCAACCAATTAAACAGATGAATCCTGATAACCAATCAAAAACAATGAAATATATTCAAAATCTAACAAAGCTTGCTGAATTATGTGAAGGATAAATTACTATAAATTTATATTATTTTATTATAGTACTTTCTTTTTAATTTAATAGTTAAACTTATGAAATATATATTTGAATAAGTTTAATTTAAATATATTATCTATTAATTAATTAAAAAATGACAGAAGAAACGAAAGTAGTTCCTGATGAATTTAAGAAAGTAATTAAAGATTTTGTCGGTGATTTGAAAGTAACATTTCCGGAATATGATCCATTAATTAATAAATGGTGGAAAACAATAGAACAATTTAATTACATAGATGATGAAGAAGAGAGAATAATGGCCTTCGAAAAGTCAGAAACTAAATGTATCGAGACTTTGTTTAATTTTTGTCAGAAAAAATTACCTCCAAGATTTTTTGATATATTGTATCAAAACCTTGATATCTTTAGTGAAGATTCAGATGTAGATACGGAATTTTTACCACAAATTCATTTCAAAGGTTTATGGCAATGTGAGATTACAGAAAAAACTCGTGAAACCATATGGAAATATCTACAATTAATATTATTTTCCATTATAGGCACTTTAAATAATAAAGAGGCATTTGGTGATACCGCAAAAATGTTTGAAGCAATAAATCAAGACGAATTTAAAACCAAATTGGAAGAAACTATGAAACATATGCAATCTATATTTGATTTTAGTGGTAATTTATCTGAAGGAGCGGAAAACCTAGGTTCTGGGTTTAATATGAAGGATGTACCGAATGCAAGTGATATTCACGAACATATAACAAGTATGCTAGACGGTAAATTAGGAAAGCTCGCAAGAGAAATTGCAGAAGAAACAGCCGCTAATTTGAATATGGATATGGAAAATATTACCGATATGAAAGATGTATTTAATAATTTAGTACAAAATCCGACTAAATTAATGGGACTTGTTAAAACAGTAGGTGATAAATTAGACTCAAGACTTAAATCAGGAGACCTTAAAGAAAGTGAATTAATTGCTGAAGCAACGGATATAATGAATCGAATGAAAAATATGCCAGGAATGGGTAATATTCAATCCATGTTAAGTAAAATGGGTATGGGTGATATAAATGGTTTATCTGGATTGGCAGGTTTGGGAGGAAAGGTTGATGTAGGAGCTATGGAAGCAAAATTAAATAAAAGTATGAAATTGGCAAAAACAAAGGAAAGAATTCTGGCAAAAGCGGAGGCGAATAAAAAAGCCAAACTAGCTGAACAACTTGCCACAATGACACAACCTGCAGCACCACAACCCTTATTATCAGAAGAAGAATTAATTAAAATTTTTAGTTCTGGAGAACCGGTAGAGAGAACACCTCGACCTACGAAAAATAGTACAGATGCAAAAAAGAAAAAGAAAGGTAAAAAATAATAATAATAATAATAATAATAATTAAAATAATATAAGTATATTACAAGTATAATATTATACTTACAATATGTTTAATAATTATGAATCAGCTGGAAAGCATATGGTATGTGATTTAAAATGTATTAAAAATAGAGAATTATTAAACAATTGCCATTTATTAAAAATTATGATGAAAGATATTTGTAAAAAATATGACTTTCAAATATTAAATGAAGTGGAACATCAGTTTCACCCTATTGGATGTACAATTATATTTTTATTAGCAGAATCACATATGTCTATTCATACATTCCCTGAAAAGCAATATATATCCTTTGATATTTATACATGCAGACAATATAATGATAATTCTGTTTATACAGAAATATATAATCATATTATTAATAGATTAGATGCATCAGAAGAAAATTCTTCAGTTAATATCATTGAACGATTTTTTTGAAATAAATAATTTATTTTCAATCTAATAGTTTTGGTTAACTTTTTTTAAAAGATTTATATATATATAATGACAATACAATTCTGGACCAATGAACCTACCGTATTATTTAATAAAGACTATATTTTTGATTTGTGGCCTACCTCAGAGATGTGTTATGAGCAAAAATTAAATGCTATAACAAGGTTAATAATAATAATAACTATTTTAGCATATATTTTAACAATGAATAATAGAATACTTGTAGCCGGATTTTTTACAATATTAGTTATTTTTATTCTATATAAGATGAGAAAACAAAAAATAACAAAAGAATTTATTAACGAGGGTTTTAATGTTCAAGGTAATAATATTTCTGGTTTATCATCTCATTTTAATTCCGATAAAAAATCAGTAACTTTAAAAGAAGTATTGAAAACCGAATTTAAAGAAGGTAACCGAAAAAATCCATTTAGTAATGTATTATTGACTCAAATTATGGACGACCCAGATAGAAATGCAGCACCACCATCTTTTAATGTGGATGTTGCAGAAAATATTACTAAAAATACAAAAAAAACAGTTCAAATGTTAAATCCTGAAATCAAAAATACAGACAAACAATTATTTGGAGATTTATGGGAGAATTTTGAACTAGACCAGTCGAATCGTGCTTTTTATAGTACAGCTAATACACGGGTAACGAATGATCAGGGTGCTTACGCAGAATACCTTTATGGTACGATGCCATCTGCAAAAGAATCTACACCAGAAGGTAACCTTCAAAGAATTGCAGATAATTATAGATATACATTGTATTAAAGTTTTGTTTACAAAAATCTACTGTATTATACTATTAAATTAATTCATATTTATTTGACATTTAGAAACAAAAAACATCTTAATTAATATAATTTATATAAAAATAATTGTATATTATAATTATATAAATGGCAAATGTCTCTAGTTATACTTTTGATAATCTATCTAGAATAGGAAATGATAGTTGTTGCATTGATCAAACTTCTATTCAAAATGTTGCATCATGTAATTATATGACTCAAAATTATTTCGCATCTGATTGTTCTATGAAAAAACCGATTGATTTAGCTACAACACAACCTGGTATTATGTATAACGGAGGTTATAATTCAGGAGCAGGTGGATGTAATATTGATACTAGTTCCAAATTATTAATTGGAACGATCCAAACACATCCAAGATGTCATATTGATTTATTTCAACGCCCTTTTGCTACTGTTCCATATTTAGGAAGAGGCTCTGTTAACCCTGTTATTGAATCACAAATACAACAAGGTGAACAAATTGTGAATAAACGAAGTGTCAATAATTTAAGTGAAAAAAGTTATATTAAATATCATCAAACACCACTTCTACCTGCTGTTAAAGATAAACTCACAAATCCAGTTTATCATATTGAAGGAGTTGCTAGTGAAGGATGGGTACGCGGCGGAGTCCCTTCTAGAGAATTAACACGTGATGGAGATTATTTTAACAAACACACAACAAACCAATATATCTAGATTTATATTCTTATTCTTATACATATTTGAAAACTAATTTAAATATATATAAGTATTTAACTTTAATGTATAATACAAAAATTTTATGTACGTACCACACTTCTGATGTTTTTCTCAATTCAGATGAATTAAGTGAAACAGATATGGATTTTATAAGAGATTCTATTTATCGTCAGGAATTATTGTATATTTTAAATATTGAAGAATTTAATGAATATGAAATGAATATAGCATTACACGAATTATACGAAAAAATTAAAGGCTCTACAGAATTAATTGAATGTATGAGAAAATTAGCAAGCCATTTTACCAGTACTTATGAAGAATTTGGATTAATGTTATTATTTGCATTTGATTATATGTATTTAACACATATTTGTATTTGTGAATTTTTAGAAACTGGACAAATATCAGAACTTAATATAACTAATCTTAAAAAAATAGTTTTTTAAAATGTAAAATGTAAAATGTAAAATGTAAAATGAATAATATATTAGAGGATTTTTTAATTGTATCTATATATAAATGGCATCTACACGTAATAGAAATACACCTGGAAACTATTGTTTAGAACAAAGAGAATTTAAACAAAACGAAAATTATACATTATATCCTAACTCACAATATGGTAATGCATATAATACTAGATTACCCGGAAATGGACTATTGCCTGCTCAAATTCCTTGGAATAAATTATCTCATAATGCAGCTGATACCGAATCATTCTTATTTGGTATTAATTCTACTAATTTAGTAAAACCAGCACCGTGTTTCGTACCTGAAATATCCAAATTAGGTTCTATTAATATTTATGAGAAACAAACAACATTAATACCTGAACCTCTTATAATCGAAAAAAATCAAAGGCCGTTTCCTGTACCAAATTGATAATATATAATATTTATTTTTTTTGAATATTATATGATTTCCATACCTTTTTTATTTATTTATAAATAATATTAGTATCTCTTTTAGATTATATACAAAAATTTAAAATATGTCTACTTTTTATATAAATGAGTAACATAAATGCAAAAAATATTAATAGTGAAAATATCACAGTTACTAATTTAACGGTTAGTTATATTAATGGTGTACAATATAATGCTTGTAATAATTCTAGTATAGGTGGTTATTATGTTGCGTGTCCAGATTGTGATTATACTGGTCCCGATGATTGTGATTGTGGGAATACGTGTGAATGGTGTGACCAAGAACCATTTGTACCAGACGAGTGTGATTGCTATGTTCCTTGTAATAATGGAGGAGGTGGAACTATAGGATCTACTGGACCAACAGGACCAACCGGAGCTACAGGACCTCAAGGAATACCAGGTACTATGTCTGGAACTGGTGCAACTGGTCCTACTGGAAATACAGGACCAACCGGTCCAACTGGAGATACCGGACCAACTGGACCAACTGGAGATACAGGACCAACAGGAACAACTGGAAATACTGGACCAACTGGAAATACAGGTAATACAGGACCAACTGGAGATACAGGACCAACTGGTAATACTGGACCTACTGGAAATACTGGACCAACTGGAAATACAGGTAATACAGGACCAACTGGAGATACAGGACCAACTGGAGATACAGGACCAACTGGAGATACAGGACCAACTGGTCCTACTGGACCTACTGGACCTACTGGAAATACAGGACCTACTGGAAATACTGGACCAACTGGAAATACTGGACCAACTGGAAATACAGGACCAACTGGAGATACAGGACCAACTGGTAATACTGGACCTACTGGAAATACTGGACCAACTGGAAATACAGGTAATACAGGACCTACTGGACCTACAATCACTAATGCTACTACGGTTACGATTACAGATGTAAGTAATAATGCTACTTTTTTTCCCGTTATTGTAGATGGTGTTGGTTCTAATAAATCGTTATTTATAGATAGTGTTACCACACCTTTAACTTATAATCCAAGCACTGGTGCTTTAACTACTACAACATTTGTAGGAGATTTAACTGGTAATATTACAGGCGGTCTTGGAGGAGAAGTCCTTTATCAATCCGCAGTGAATACTACTGCAAAATTAGCAAATGGAACTGCGGGTCAAGTCCTTACTTCGGCTGGAACAACTCTTGCTCCAGTTTGGACTAATAGTGTTATAATTGGTAAAAAAGCCACCATTACGCCTCAAACAATTACAAGCACTATAAACACAGCAATTGTTACACAAGGAGCAACATTAGGACAAGGAAACACATCAATAATAGCACCAGCGAATGCGTTAGCAATTCCAGCAGGAAGGGCGGGTTGGTATAGATTTTCCGCTTATTGGACTATATCACAACTTACTCCTGTTGGTTCAAACGCACAAAATAATGTATTAGTTTTTAATACGAATATTTTTGTAAATTTTATTGCGATGACCCAAACAGGACAAATGCCTTCTTCGTCTCTTGATGGTGGTGGTTCACTCTCCTATGTGTTTTTTACGGCAGCAAGTACAAGTGAAGTTTTATCATTAGTAGCACAGAACTTTGGTTTTACTGTAACATATAATTCAGCTAATATAGTATTAGAGTTTTTAAGCCCTTAATATAATTATCAGTTGATATATAAATGGATACAGACCAATTTGGCGGAGCATTCTGGATTACTATTACTGGAATTATTTTAGGATTTTTAGGCACAATGACCGCCTTTTGCTTGAAATTCAAATGTAAAGAATGTAATGTTCATTTAATATTTTGAGAAATAATGAGAATGTAAAAATCCGATTTCTACCTAAGAAAAAGTTTTTTAATAAAAAAAATAAAAAAAATGAATTTATAAAATTTTTATAAAATAATGAATAATTTTTTTATTATTGATTATTTTTTTTAATACTCAGGTGTATGCTTCTTAAATAAACATCCTTGTGGTTGTAATCCTTTCACCTCACTAGAAACAACCGTTGGATTTTGATTATTGCAATCAGCCATCCAAATTTTTATAATACAGAAATTTTTTTTAGGTGAAATGGTAATCCCAGTAACACAATTAACAAAGCCAACAATTTTACTAATAGTACCACCAACGACAACATATGTCAAATCTTTCCAAACTTTATGTACATTTTTATTTGATACTTTATATGAAAAACATCCTCCATTACGATTTCGAGGGTCCTCCCATGTTGGTTTTATTCCATCCCTCATCAAAAACAACATACAATTTTCTACAAGTACCTGAGGTAAAGTCTCTGTTACTGCAATTGTCTCTTCTAGTGTAGTAAAAGTAGAAATAGGTATATAACTTTTTATACTCCAATCTGTATTGTGAGGTAAATGTGCCCATAGTGTCCAATTATCTGATAAATTATGAAATAAATCAGTACTAGTAGTTGTTGCAGTTGCCATTGTATTATGCTGGGATTCCATTTGTACATAAATATTTCATTTTTTTTTTAAATTGTTTTTTAAATATATATTTACTTAATAGTTATAACTATCTTTTTTGATTACAATATTTTTTTCGTCTGTAATTTCTAATTCTCTCACATTGACATTATTGTCAATAAGTTTAATATTTATCTTATCTTTTACAGTATCCATATCTTCATTTGATAATGTATCTGTACTATGATTTTTTAAATAATAAATGAAAAACTTTTTATCAAAAACATTATCTACAATATAATAATTATAAGTATCGTTTTTCAGTGTAATTTTATAAGTTTTATTGTTAATACTAACTTCCAATAACATAAATTTAATAGTTGAAATATCATATTTGAGAGAAATATTATTTTCATTCAGTATTACCTTATTAATACAATTGTGTTCAAGAGGATTTATGTTATCAGAATATATAAATAAATTATTATTAAAATCTTCAAATAGATTAAAATTAACAAACTGTTCTAATACATTTACTGCACTAAATTTTTTACAGATATCGCCATTTTGAATTTGATAAATTTCATTTTTAACTACATTTTGAAAAATACTGAATTTATTTTCATTTATATATGAAGTAATTTTAGTGGAACAATTATTATATATTATTTGAGTTTTGCTATATATATAAATCAATTTCATTGACATTGTTACTATAAAATTTTCATATTCTTGTGGATAATTTCTTTTAAAGTAATCATTAATAAAGAAAACAATAAATATTGTTTTTAAAACTGTTAATAAATCTGATACAAACATAAAAATAGATACTTATTTATTTTTAAATTGTTTATATATTAACTTTGATAAGCAGGACTACTCGAACCCCAAGGAACTAATGGTTTTGTAGCAATAATAGGTTGTGATAATGGGATATCATTTTTATGTGGATTTGGAATTATAATATTCGGTGATTGATAAAATACAGGGCTATTTGTTGCGTTATATTCTGGGTCGTAGATGACAATATTACCTAAAGCATCAACCTTTATACCATCTCCGCAATTTGTACCTGTATTATTACATTTATAGTTTAAACTGCCTGTTGACGCATCTAAACCAAATAAATATAGCAACATACTCACAATTACAGTCATTAACAGAAAAGGTATAAATACTATAATCCACGAAACGAAACTCAAACCTTGTTCACACAATATATTTAATAATAATGTTACCATAAACATTACAACAATTTTCATTACGGCAGTATTATAAAGACCCTTAATAGTATCAATAAGTATTTGAGTTGCTGAAAATATTAAATAAATAATTGCTGGTGGACATAATTTTATCATTATTTTATATTATATTCATATTTTTATTTTTCATCTGCATAAAAGAATGGTTCTCCTTCTTTTAAATATCCGACTTTATTACCAACATCTCCATCTTCCTTTAATTCATAAATGAAACCATTTTCCTCATTATTGGTACAATAAGTGATATCGTCAATATCAATTTCTAGAAACTCTTCCTCTTCCTCTTCCTCTTCCTCTTCTTCTACTTCCTCTTCCACTACTTCTTCCTCCTCTTCCTCCTCTTCCTCTTCTGTATCTACATCATCATCAGTAACAATTACTTCTTCAACTGTTTCTTTTTTAACTACTACTACTTTATCTAATACTTTTTCGGTAACCTTTTCTTCTTTTATTACTACAATTTTCTTTACCTCTTCAATAACTTCATCTTCTTCTTCTTCCTCTTCTAATTCATCATCATCATCAATAACAATTACTTCCTTTTCAACCTTTTCTTCATATTCTTCTGATTCTAAATCTTCTCCGGTATATTCTTCAATTATCTCTAATTGTATATTTTCTTTTTCAGAACTCGAAACAGAAGCATTTTTTAGAATCTGTTTATCACATATACATATATGTGTGATCTCACTTGGAGTTGGAGTTATAGTTGGATCTGGAGTTGGAATTGAAGATTGATGTGGCGATAACTTGATACTATTTATTTCATTAGTTAATGTAGTTAATTTTGTCAATATATTATCTAAAAGAGGGTATATAAATTTTTCTAGAGTATCCATTTTGACTTGTAATTTATCAAATTTATCATTTACTTGGTCTGAAGTTATATTTTTATTATTTTCCGTACTTTTTGAAATACTATTAACACTATCAAAATTATTAGGACTGACAACACTTACACCTGTAGCTAACTCTACAATTTGTTTATGTGTTTGTTCCATTAAGTTATATTTATCAACATATTCATTTAATATTTTATGGAGACCACTATTAATTACATTTGCAATTTCTTTTAATAGTGGTTCAGTATTAAAATTATTCGATTTATTTTCACTCATTGTATGATAATTTATATATAACTATTCGTTTAATATGATTTAAAAAATAATTTATCTAATTCATATATAAAAGTAATGGAAAATAAGATGTCATTAGTTGAAACAGCAGAAATTCCAGAAAAAATACAAATTATTTTAAGACAAACTAATTATACTCCAGAGGAAGCAATTGAAAAATTAAAAGAATATAACTTTAATGAAATATCAGTAATAAAAGCATATTTGGGTATAGTTGAAAAAGTTAACACAACACCAAAAACTTTAAATCAGGAAATTTATACACAGCTACGTCATCGTCTAGATTCAAATATGCGTGATTATAATAAAAGAGTAGAAAAGGGAGAAGCAAGAAAATTATAGAAGTATTGCAAAGAGAGAAAATATATTTAAAGACATTTGATAATAAAATATATATTTTGATGATGGAAGATAAAGATGAATTTGATAACGCCATCAAATATTTTCAAAGAATAATAACGTGTAATAATAAATCTTTTTATTCTCAAAACAAAATTGGTGTAACATTTATTGGAATAAAAACAAATATAAGTGGTATTTTTAAACTACACATTTATATTCTTTTGTTTCCATTTGTTAAAAGTGATACAGTTGTTCCATATTCTAACAGTTTTCCAAATATGTATTTTAAAGATTTATGTTTAGATGTTAGTGAAAGTTTTTATTTTTGGATATATGAAGAGATGCGAATACAAAACAGTATTATTATTATGTCATTAGAATCAAATATAATCAAAATTGTTCCAGGATTTGGTGATGCATTGATAAGTATTGATAAAAATTGTATTGAAAAAAAAGAATGGATGGATTTGGAATATGAAGATTGGTATGAAAAAAAAATATTTAATAATGTATTTATAATTAACATTATTAATCCATTTACATATACTGTTCCTTTTCCAGTTAAACCAATTATAATAAAAACTGTAAAAAAAATAAATAATTATGTTGAAATTTTATAGTAAATATAAAATATTTAGACTATAACTTTTGGAAATGGGCGTTTTATTATATTAAAAAACAATTTAAATTATACTTATTAAAATAATTATAATTCAATGACCAGTTTAAAAGGAGATACAACTATACCGGCAAAAAAAAGAGGAAGAAAACCAAAAAAAGATACAGAAGAACAGAACAATATAACAGTATTAATCGAAGATACACAAGAAAACCAAAAGGAGGAAGAGGATAATAATTATAACAATTTAATTAATACATTTGAAACAGTTAATTCAATAGACACTAATATTGAAAGTTTTACTACAATAAATGAATATATTACACTAGAAGAGCCAAAACAAGGAGGTAAAAAACGCGGTAGAAAACCAAAAGGAGGAAAAATTATACCTCAAATAGTACCTATTAATAATATTAAAGATTCTAAACCAAACGTAATATTACATTTAAAATGTTCATTAAAAGATTTACAAACAAATTCATTACTTAATTCTAATATTCAAAGTTTTAATTTTATTACCAATAAAAATGATAATTCATATGAAATTATAGGTTCCAATGATGTAACATCTACAGATGATACAGTTTATAATCAAAATATAACTAATGATATTATAAATATTAATACAAATAATACTAATACTTTTATGATAACTAAAGAGGAAGATATAGAATATGAAGAGGATGAACCTTCATCTAAACATAAAGAAAATGATATTAAAGAAGTATGGAAAAAATTGAAAATATTAGAACATAACTTACATATTAATAATATTAGTGATAAAAAATCTGCTTGTTTTTGGTGTACATATGAGTTTGATAATCCACCGGTTTATATACCAAAACATTATATTAAGGAATCATATCACGTATATGGATGTTTTTGCAGTCCTGAATGTGCAACTGCATATTTGATGGAAGAAAATATTGATAGCTCATCTAAATTTGAACGTTATCATTTGATTAACCATATATATGCAAAAATATACGATTATGAAAAAAATATTAAACCTGCACCAAATCCATACTATATGCTTGAAAAATATTATGGTAATTTGAATATACAAGAATATCGCGCTTTACTAAAAAATGAGCGTTTATTTCTGGTTGTTGATAAACCTCTTACGCGAATTTTACCAGAACTACACGAAGACAATGATGATTTTATAATAAATAACAAAATAATTCCTTCAAATACATATCAAATTAAAAAAAAATTACAAAAAAAACACCTAACCAAAAAAAATATATTAAATGAGAAGTTTGGTTTGGCACAACAATAAATTAATATACTTGTTTATTTTAGTATATTAATTTTTTAATTCAGCATATTATTTTTTATTTCAGTATAATATAATATGACATATAACTATACTATTTCTAATAACAATAACAATAATGATGACGATATTAATAATATTAAAGATGTTAAATCGTTTTTTATTTATGTGGTAAATCATTATGAAAAATTTCTACTATTTCTTCTAGTATGCGTAATCATTTATTTGGTAGATTATTTATCCAATATAAATGCAGTAATTTATGGAGCACCACAAATCATTCCGGGTTTGAGTAATCCATCCAATAGTACTACTAATACTAATAGCAATAGTAAAAGTAAAATTCTTAATGTTAAAAAACTCTCTACAAACAAGCGTTCTAGAAATAAGAAATAAGAAATAAAAACTTTCACTCTTTTTTACATTTTTTGTTCATAACATTTACGACAAACTGGTATATAATTATCTGCGCCAATAACAGTTTGTTCTTTCTCATTTGTTAATCTCATTGAGAATATTCCGTCTGTACCATCTCTACACAAAGAACATATTGACTTTAATTTTTTGATAGCATCGCACATAGGAATTAAGTCTAATACAAACCCGAATTTTTTTCTCTCAAAATCGCCATCTAAACCACAAATATATATTTTTTTATTATTTTTAAGCATATCAAGAACTGTTTCATAAAGGTCTGGAAAGAATTGACCTTCGTTTATAAGTATTACATCTGATTCTCTCAATGATTTATGAGATATGTATTTATCTGAGTTAAATATAGTATTACTCCCAAACCATATATCACTTATTTTATTAGTTTGGATACAAGGTGCCATTATCTTATTATGACTAGATATCATTGTATCGTGATATCTTATGTCTAAGTTATGATTAATAATAGAAACAGGTATATTACAGAAGTTACATTTTTTATATATTTCTAATAGTTCACTTGTTTTACCACTGAACATCGGACCGATTATTAATTCCAAGTATCCATTGTTAAATTTTGAAGACATTATAACTAATTAATTATTAATCTTTAATATTATACTTTTAATATAGTAAATTTGCCGTTTAATTATTGATATTTGGATTAATTATATATTAAAAATTATAATTTATATAATTAAATGACTAACAGTGGGGTACCTTTTGTTGAGACATATCGTCCAAAAAATTTTGAAGACATTGTTTTAGACCCTTTAAATAAACAAATCCTTAAAAACATTATTGAAAGTTCCTATTTTCCAAATTTATTGTTTTATGGTCCACCTGGAACAGGGAAAACTACTACTATAATTAACTTGATTAACGCTTATCAGAGTAAAATTAATATGAAAAATAAAGATTTGGTAATTCATTTAAACGCATCAGATGAGAGAGGTATTGATATTATACGTAATCAGATAAATCTATTTGTAAATTCGAAACCATTATTTAACGATGGAATGAAGTTTGTTATATTAGATGAAGTAGATTATATGACTAAAAATGCTCAACAAGCCTTAAGATATTTATTGCAAAATTATTCGTACAATGTAAGATTTTGTTTAATATGTAACTATATAAGTAAAATAGACGAAGGATTACAAAATGAATTTATAAGATTACGTTTTAATCAATTACCTAAAAATGATATAATTAATTTTTTGAAATACATATCGATATCAGAGAATTTAAATTTCAGTGATTATTCTTTATCTAGTATTCAATTGTTATATAAATCAGATATAAGAAGTATGATAAATTTTATGCAATCAAACCAAGATATAGTGAAAATACAAAATACAACAGATTATGTGTTCAACATTATTGAAAGTACAGTTTGGGAAAATATTATTGAAAAAATAAAAAAGAGAGAAAACATTACTAGTTTATGTTCCTATGTACACAAAATAAGTATAGATTATAATATTGATAAAAAGAATATAATTAAAGATTTTTTAAATTATATTATTCGCTATCATTCTGAATATATAGATTCAAAATTTTTAAATTTTGTAGAGAATTTAATGCATTCACAAAATCAAAATAATAATATAGTAATTAATTATTCACTGTCACGACTATCCTCATTTATAAATGTATGATTTTTATTAGAAAATCTAGACATTCGCATTTGCAACTTAATCATAAAATCATTAGGAGGGGAACTTTTAAATGGGTCAAAAAAGTGTTGTTTTAAGCTGTATTCTGCCTCAGCATTTTTTATTTTTATAGGTGCAGTAAAGGGTTGTTTAATTATATTTTTTTTGTTAGTATTGTGAGTGATGATATGTGAACAGGAATGCATTCTTTATATTATATAATAAAGAAAATAATTGAAATAAAATTAATTTAAAGAATATAAAGACATAACAGGAAGCATTTGTATGTCTATAAACATGAATATTGACCAAGAATGGGAAAATTTTATATCATCTGTAAACGAAGATGATATATCATCTGACGATGAAAATAATAATGAAATATTAAAAGAAAATGACAATGAATATATTTCGACAGATATAAATGAAGAATTGAATTTAGAAATACCTCCTAAATCTTCAAATATTTATATTTCTACAAAAACCAAAATAGGTTATTTAAATATTCCAATTGATTTAAAAGAAATATTTTGGCAAATACCAGTTATTCCTTATGCTAAACCGTCTGACGGGGTAATAAAAAAACAAATGAAATTTAATACATTAGCCCAAGAAGAATTAACTTTTATACAAGACAAACTTAAAAACGAGGTTTATTTTGAAGAACATATTATTACGCATATAGATAATCCATCTGGGCGCATAAAATTCAAAGATATTAGAAAAGTTAGTATTGGAATATCTAAAAAAGATATTATGAGTTATCGTTGCAAAAAGAAGAGTGCCTTTTACAATTGCTTTGTATTAATTCTTAGAATGAAAGTTGAAAAGTCATTTAAGGAATTTCACGTTAAGGTATTTAATACAGGTAAATTAGAAATACCTGGTGTACAAAGTGAGATTGTTTACGAATTACTATTAAAACAAATAATTACAACATTACAACCTTATATTGATTTTCCATTAGGATATAAAGATGATAGTAATGAAACAGTTTTAATTAATTCTAACTTTAATTGTGGTTTCTTTATTAATAGAGAGATTTTATATGACATATTAAAAAGTAAATATAATATTCATTCCATTTATGATCCTTGTTCCTATCCAGGAATCCAAAGTAAATTTTATTATAATCCGGATATTGGTATACAAACTGGAAGTCAAATATCTGAAGAGAATCGGTCGTTATACACAGATGTAAAAGAAGTATCCTTTATGATATTTCGTACTGGCAGTGTTTTAATTGTAGGTAAATGTGATGAAAATGTATTAATGATTATTTATGAATTTCTAAAAAATATATTAACTAATGAGTTTAAGTATATATGTCAAAAAAATTTAAAATCAGCAGATTCAAATAATATTATTAAAGATAAAAAGAAAAAAATACGTAAAAAGAATATAACTATTGAGTTTATTCAACCTTAACATAGCTAACATAGCTAACATAGCTAACATAGTAAAATCTTAGAGTACAATTAATTTAAAAACCAACTTACAAATTTATCAACTGGTCCTGTTATTTTTTCCGTGAAAATATCTAAATTAAATTTCTCGTGACAATTATTAAGTATTTCATTATTTTTCAAAAATCGCTTTATTATTTGTTGATTAATTTCAAAAAATACATCAATATCACTTATTATATTATCTAATTTATTAACTATATTTTCTAAAAACTTTATTTTTTGTTGATTAATTAAATTACTGTTTAATTTACTTGATAAATTATTGAAAAGACAAATATATTGAGTGTTTGTATCAAAATCAGTTAATCGTAGAATTTTATTAATGTATATTTTATATAAATCAATATATGAATTAATAGTACTAATTTTGTCTTTGGTAGTTTCGCTCATAGTAAGTTCATTAAGTTTTTTGTATTCATTATTTATGGTAAAAATAGTTTTTTTATATACATAAGTAGTTGCATCACGAGAACTTAATTGTAAAAAAACTTTATCGTCCTCAACAATTTGCCCAACAAACTCAACATAAAAATAAAATGATTTTTGACAATGAAAATAGGTAATATCAATATTTTTTGTATATAATAATATAAGTAAAAATACATTAGTGATAGTATCTAAACCCCTAATAATAATATATCGTGCAAAAACTTTATTTTTCAATTGTATATTTTCTAGTATAAATTTATAATATTCTATAACTAAGGTAGAATATTTAGTTGTTACTTCATCTATATTATTATTTAAATCTTTTTTATAATTATCAAAATTTTGCAAAGAATATTTTAATTCTTTATTAGAACCATCGCTTTTCATTATATTTATTAATATTTAAAAATATTTAAATAAAAATACTTTTAAAATATAAGTATTTAAAGACTTATAATTTAAATTTATATAAAATGACCGAACAAAAACCAGATTCTAGTTTTAATTACAGACTCCCAAGTGATATTACTCTAAAACACGCAGCCAAACTATCTGTTGTTGAAGATAAACCAATAATGCTCGATTATTGGACTGCTTCCTTAGATAAAAAAGCGTTAATTGGCGCAAAAGATAATGGAGAAAAATTGTTAGTTAAATCAGAAGACGAATATACATCTAGTATCGCAAAGTTTTATAAGTCAAACACTGAATATATTATTATTACTGAAAATTCGGTATATGTTGTAGCTAGTGATATCCCTACTAGAAAGATTTCTTAAACTTGAGTTTTAGAAGAGCTTACTACCCTATAATAAATAAAAATAACAAATATGTATTTTATATACTAAGTTTAATGTATACAATTAAAATGTATAATTTATATAATTATTTTATATCATAATTATATAAATGTCAAGACTTGGTAATGGAAGTAATTCAAATGGTCAATTTTGGTATGGTAGTACAACAAACTTTCCTGGATTTTTACATAAAAAAAATCTTGGTGTTGGAGGAAGAAGAAGTACTAAAATGGCACCAGGAGGTAATATAACGTGTAATAGTTCGACATATTTATATAACAAATATAAACCGGGACAAAATGGTGTTGGAGCATCTAGTATAGCAAATAGACGTGCTAAAAATAGGTTAGCAAGTGTTTGTTATAAAAGTGACGGACAATGTGGCGCCTTTTACAAATATTTGGGTAGATACAACAATTGGACAGAAAATCCGAATGGATACTTTCCTTATCCTCCGGCACAAAATGCAGGTCAACCTGTAACCACTTTTATATCACCTGCACAAAATTACCCTATTTAAACATTACATTACAATGACTAAGTCTAGGTGTAGAACAAATTTTATAAAATTATTTCGAGACAAATCCAGTCATATGTTTTGATACTGGCTGCATATTATTTGCTAAAGCAGCTGGAGGGAAATAAGGTCTATAATAATGATTATCATATTTTACATTTGCATCATAAAATCCTACACCTGGCGGAGCATTATATGAATAATTGTAGTTTGTTGTTGGTCTAAATCCTGCAGTAACAGGTGTTTGTGATGGTTTAATATTTAAGAAAACCATATTTGCATAACTCTTTTTAACTGCGTTTGGATTTGTATTACATTGTGTAACATAATTATACCAATAATTTCTGGTCACACCAATACTAGGGGCTGTTCCCATTTTCATAGGACCTGAAAATGTATTATTATCAATGTGATTAATATAGGATTGTTTACTTCTTACTATGCGAGGTCTACCTGCCATTTATATATATAAACCTTATAAAAAAGTTTATATAAATACTAAACTAGAATAAAGCCTTTTTTGGGAATTGAACCCAAGACCTTCAGTTTACAAGACTGATGCTCTACCACTAAGCTAAAAAGGCATATACAACCGCTGGGAATCGAACCCAGGACCTCTGCTTGGTAGGCGGAGAGTTTACCACTAGCCTACGGTTGTGGTAATAAATTAGAGGAAAACGTTTTTAAATCATTATTTTAATAAATAATATTATTTTTTTCAATTTAAAGAATTTCTGTTAATTTATCAATTTGCTCTTCCGATAAAGTTTCAGGAAAAGTTATATGGAAATGGATAATCATATTTCCTTTATGATCACCACGTACTAAACCCATTTGAGGATATAATTTATTGTATTCTGGTGTTATAATACTACCTCTATTATTATTTAATGTATAACTTTTACCATTTATATACTTTATCTCAAAAGAAAAACCACACAAGGACTCTTTCAATGTGATGTTTTTTTCTAAAATTAAATCTAACCCAGAACGCTTGAAAATACTGTCATTTATAATTTTTATGAAAATTTTTATGTCACCCTTTACGTTATCATTAATAACATTTCCTTTATCTCTTATTATCAATAATTCACCTTCATCTATACCTTGAGGTATTGCTGCATAAATAGTTTCTTTCTCAAAAACCTTAATACCGTTTTCTATTATCCATCTTTCTATTTCTAATGGAATATTTGCGCCATTCAATACTTGTTCCATATTAATATCTATATGTTTTACAATTGGAGTTGGTTTCTGTATTGCTTGTTGAAAACCCATTGGTGTACCGTGAAATATATGTATATTTCCTCCTGGAAAACCTTGCATACCTGGAAAACCTTGCATACCTGGAATTCCTCCCATACCAGGTATTCCACCAAAAAACATATTAAATATATCATCCATTGGTGGTTCTTGGCCTCCGTGTGGATTGAAACCATTGAACCTAATATGTGGGTTTTTTCTTGACATATCATATTCACTTCTTTTTTGTTCATCTCCTAAAGTTTCATATGCTTCGTTTAATTTCTGTGTCATATTTATTGATTCTTGTTGATTAGTCGGATTTTTGTCTGGATGATATTTCATTTGTAATCCTCTATATGCTTTCTTAATTTCTTCTTTGGATGCATTCTCGTTTACACCTAGCGTATTATAAAAATTGTCAGCCATTAATAATATTAATAAAGATATACTTAAATAATTATTTACGTATTATAATAAATGGAAAATTATGATCAATTGTTTATTCATAAATATCAACCCCTTTTTTTAGATGACTTTGAAAACGATAATGAGGTTATTAAAATACTTCGAACTATGATTAAAATGGATAATTTAAATATTTTGCTTATAGGTGATATTGCTTCAGGAAAAACATCTATATTAAATGCACTTATCAGAGAATATTATAAAGGTTATACAGCAAAAGAATATGAAGAAAATGTACTTCATATTAATAGTTTAAAAGAACAGGGAATCAATTATTATAGAACAGATGTTAAAACATTTTGTCAAACTTGTTCTAATATCAAAGATAAAAAGAAAATTGTTATTCTTGATGATATTGATATTATTAATGAGCAAAGTCAACAGGTATTCCGTAACTGTATAGATAAATTTAGCCATAATGTACATTTCATCGCTTCTTGTACTAATATACAGAAAGTAATTGAAAGTTTACAATCACGTTTTATAATTATTAAGATTAAACCTTTAAAAAGAGAGAATTTAATTGGTATTATTACTAAAATTAAACAAAATGAACAAATTGAGATTGATAAAGATGCTGAAGAATTTATTATTAATGTTTCTAATAATACTGTAAAAATTCTTATTAATTACATGGAAAAATTTAAACTGCTTGGAGTTAACATTACATATAAATTGGCTGTTAATTTATGTTCCAATATAAGTTTTATTACTTTTGAGGAATATACTAGTCTACTTAAAAATAATAAATTGAAAGAAGCTATTACTTTAATATACGAAATTTACGATAAAGGATATTCAGTTATGGATATTCTAGATAACTATTTTATATTTATTAAAAATACTAATATTATATCAGAAGACCAAAAATACAATATAATACCATTTATTTGTAAATATATCACTATTTTTCATAACATACACGAAGACGAAATCGAATTATCTTTATTTACTAACAACTTGCTTACCTTATTAATTTAGACAAACGTTGCAGTCTAAATTTTATAATTATTAATAAATTATATACTAATATGTAACTTATTAATGCGTTCAAATAAAAACTAGAATATTTATTATTTTTTAATATATTTTAATATATTTTATTATTATACAATGTCAACACAAATATTTAAAAATAATGTACCAAACGATTTGTTCTTTTCTTTATTAGACAATATTTGTATGAAAAATGAAAAACACTATACGTTTAATATCGAAGCTTATAAAAAGGGTATTTTTAAAAAATTAATTCCAACATTTATAGAAGAATGTAAACCATTTTATCATTTATCGAAAAAAAAATATTTAGAACGAAAATTGACATATAATAGTTTTACTACTGTTATAAGACAGATATGTAATTTTAATAAAATTACTTACACTTCACAAATAAAATATGATAAGTCTACTTATGATATTATATATTATATTTACATCTAATATCTTCTTTTTGTTCCAGTATTCCTTTTATTTCGTTTAGTTTTACTATTCACATTTCGCGCTCTCACTTTTGATTCATTATCTTCGTGTTCGTCATCATCTTCTTCATAATCATTTTCATCTTCCAAATAATCATCTTGATTTCCGGTTTGAAAAAAATCATTATGTTTGTTTTTATTTTTACTACCTCCTTTTTTAATGTCATCATCTGACGTCTTATATATATATAAACCAACTCCTCCAACAGCTAAAACTGCAGTTGCTAAAAGTAACGAAATAGTATCATTCATAATTATAATATAATATGATTAAATTAATTATAATTATTAAACACATTCTTTAACATTTTTAAATTTTTAACTAGATCTTTTTTATTATATATCAACTTATCATAACCAGATATTTCATATTCTGTTGAAGCGTTATCCGATAAATAATCATACGTAATATTTTCTGACCTATAAGGTAAATTATCATAATTGTATAATGTAAAGCTCCATAGATTCTTTTTGCACATTATAAAACTAATAAAATATTCTAAAGATTTTATATTTGTACAGTTGAAGGAAAAACCACATCCTTTAATATTTTTAGTATCATTTCTTTTACCTCTAATTATATAGTGTTCATCTTTTTGGTCATATAATACGTATACTGTGTTATCTGTACGAACATTATCTATATCATATTCTTCTATCATTAAAACTAAACAATCAGTAATAACTTGCATTTTATATGTTAAATAATAATAAATATTTAAGTTAATTTTTTATATTATTATTTAACGTCCAGTATAATCTTGTTTAATAAGATTATTACCTAGATAATTTGGTTGTGAAACCATATATAATCCGGGATATAATGGAGTTCTCCAGAACCCAACCCAGTTTGGTTTCATTTCTAATGGTTCAAGAATTCCTTCCTCAGGAGAATTTGCTAATAAAATGTAGTTACCTATAATGGTATTAGATTGAAGTACTTGTTTAGCAGACATTCTTGCAAACCATTCGAATTTTGCGCGTTTTAATATTTCATCCGATGGTATTAATATACCGTATGTTTGCGGATATATATCCAGATAATTATTTGACATTAGATCTTCTATTACTATTGTTTTTCCTTCACTCGTTTTTGTACCAATTTCAGTTCCTTCTATTAAATTTATCTTGCCTGATCGAACACGCGAGTTTACCCACCTATTAAAATCACCTAAGAACACGCTTTGACTAGTATAATCAGTAGATATAATACGTTGAATAAAATCACATAAATGATACACAGTTTCATTATTTTTCGGCGCCCCACAAAAGGATAAATTTGGGTAGAAGTTGTATTCTGTTGATGTTATATTATTATTTACTGCTTCGCATACAAACATTTTATTATGTTGAATACCTTTGTGATATAATCCATTTAAATTTTTCATACATAAGAATGAAATTGGACACATTAGACCGCCATAAATATAAAGTAATTTCATAAATCCTAATGTTCTCATATTAGATAATATAGGGTCTGATATTCTAGTCATATTTACATCCCATCCAGGGATTAATCGATGGAAAGCATTATCATCAATAATACATATTGTAAAAGATGAATCACAATGTTTTATTATACTTTTAACTGTTAAATATAAATATGGCTGATTTAAATCAAAAGATGAACGTGAACCAAAACTTAGCCATTTTCTAGAGTTATATTCATAAGGTATATGTATCCATAGAATAGGTTTTTTGCTCATACCTAAAGTTACATCATCTAATAAATAATTTTGAATTGCCTCGTCAATATTTTTACTATCTTCTTTTTTTTGTTTATCTTCAAATCTTTTGTATAAGAAACCTACTACAATAAGAATAAAAAAAAGGATAAATAAATTATTTAGTGATTTCATATATAATATACTATTATATTTTATTTGCAATATTCATTATTTATTATCTAGTTTTTATTTTCCTTACATCTTAATTCTAAAAATAAAACAACAATCTAAATAATTATATTTACCTTATTTTTATAAAAATTGTAATACAAATAAAACCAAAACAATACAGTTTATAATAAATAATAACAACATCATATCTCAAAATATATGTGAATATTATAAAAAAAAATTGAAATACTTATTCTCTTTCAAATTAAGTAAAAATAAATAACAAGTTAATAGAATGGAAAATTTTTATAGAATAGATAATCTTCTTCACCATGGTTTCCCACTTTATTATTTAATAACAGAAGATACCAAAATTAAAAAGGCAACTCAATTCAATGATAAATTTATATACTATTATAAAGGTCCTAATCAGAATGAAGAATATAAATTATTAGGAAAATTCCTTGGAAAAGGTAAATTAAATACAAAGACACCTTACAACGATTATGACTATGATGTATACAATTTTGAAAATGAACCTCATATTTATTGTGATAAAAGTGAATTTATTTATTGTATGATATTACCTCAAACACCTCCGAAAGAAAATGGAAGAAATCTTTTGCCTATTCACAATTTCACTTATTACGATTATCCTGTATATGCACATTGTGTAAAAGAAAATAATTAAAATAAAAATAAAAATAAAAATAAAAATAATATTCAAAACTCACAAAAAGAGAGAAAATGTAACTATAGTTATGTATATATTATTGTAAACAAACTTAAAGAACTTGAGATTTTGGATTATTATTCAAAACATCCATTAAATGATTACCGCAACGTGTAAAAAATTTGTGTAATTCATTCGGGTCTGACCCTGTAATTATATCGTCTGGAATATATGTAGTATTGTTTTTCTTATAGCATAATAAAACAGGAATACCATTTACCATTTTTTTACTTTTCAAAAAAGAATAAAAATCAAATGACTTATCCACATCAATATCTGCACATATAACTTCTGGTGGTGATGATGCAAAAAAACCGTGAACAACTGTTCGAATTTGTTTACACGGTCCACACCATTCTGCTCCTAATTTTATTACAATTAAACCTGTATTATGCTTTAATAAATGAAAAAAAGCATCACGATTTGGTATTTCAGCAATTATTTTTTTAGACATTATAAATATTATTTGTATTAAATATTTATAATTTGAATGTATTGAAAATAATTAATATTTTATTCTATAATGGTATAAAATTACTAAATTTTCTATTTTCTATTTTATTTCTTTAAGTTATTCTACTATATATATCTATTTATTTTGGAAAACGATATGGTTTGCGAGATTTTCTCACATAATGACGTTTTTGGTGAAATACCTTATCACCTTTTTTCGTGGTAAAATTTTTCCTTCCCTTTCTTGTTTTTGATTTTGTTCCTCTATGGTAACTATATGGTTTGTATGTTTTTCTCACAAAGTGGTGTTTTTGGTGAAATACCTTATCACCTTTTTTCGTGGTAAAATCCAAATCTCCTGGATGAGTTTTAGATGGTGTACCGAAAGAATAACTCATCGTATATATTATATTTTTATTTTTATTTTATTTGATGATAAACATTAAATAATTGATTTATCTATTATAACTTCTTTTGCTATTTTCTTTATTATTTTATCTTCTTTTTCTACATCATTATCACCTGAACCACCCAATGCTTCAATAATTAATTTATTATATTGGTCTGCAAATTTTGAATCACTTTTGTTACAATCTGGATGCTTTTCCTTAAACTTAGGAATAAGTTTTGAATTATTATGTGCTATTTTTTTTATCGCTTTTCTAAGCTTAATTTTCTCATCATTCTCTTTTTCCCATTTATCTTCATCTTTTATATACATTACTTCACGTTTTGAATCACTACAATGTACTGGTCTTTTATGTATATCCATCTCTTTTAAATTTTTAACAATAATATTTGAAATACCCTCCACATAACCTAACCTACCCATATTTTCCAAATCTGATAATTGTAACTTTACAGAATCAACAAAATCGGTAATATTCATTGCATCTTTACAGTGCTCATTTAAAAATACATTTAAATTAAAGGTCTTATTATGTGAATTTATATGACCATTTGTATTATTTATTGCCAAACTATTTCTCTCTTTACACAAGTCAAGAATCTGATTTTGCAATTGATTATTTTGATTTAACAATGTTAAAATTAATTCAGATTCATTCAATTTAGTATTTATATTTTTATGGTTTGGACATTTTTTACGATGGACATATAAACTCTGACGGTGTTTGTATTTGTTTCCACAATCGCATATAAAATTATTTGACACCTCGGCGTTTTCGGCGTAAAATGTGTCAACATTTGTCAACATTTTGTCAACATTCAAATGTTTGCGTGTGGTAGAATGGCGAACCCAATCACTTTTCTTACTACATACAAAGTCACATAAACTGCAATTATAATTTTGGGCGTTTTTCGGCGTAAAATTTGTAAACATTTGTCAGTATAAAATACTGCAAGAAAAAACCCCTAAATTGTTTTCCAAAGAATATATATATTTTTTACAATAACAAAAATAATTATTTATTTTTTGGTACCAGACGCTAATTTTTCAGTATGGTAACAAAAACCAGGTATTTATTTTTTTCCGGGAAAGTATTTGGATTTTCTGATTTTGGACATTTATAAATGTCCAATTTTCATTTTCCCGTAGACTTTTGGCTTTTTTAAAATAATATCTGGTTTTTTTGAAAGTCAACATTCTTTTATGAAAAAATATAAATTATCAAAATAAAGTATCACAATATGATGTGAATAACTGGTTTAAAGGTTAAATATTATATAATAATATGTCATCATTAAATAATAATACAGTTATAAATACTAATTATTACGCTCTATGGTATTATTTTTTAAATGGAGAGAGAGGTACTAACGCCATTTCTTTAAATTATGATACACTATGGGAATTACATAAAAATACTGTTAACAATGAGAATAATATGATTCATAATTATATAAAAGAGATCATTCGAATATCTGTTAGTCGTATCCTTTGTTATAAATATAATTCTAGAGAGAAAACCATTGAATTATTAAATGAACATAATAATACGTATGAAAAAGAGGGAGCATTTTATGCTATGCAAAACTATCCATTTATAGACAATCAAGCTAATAATTTGTTTGAAGTTCTTATCTATTTAACAAAAGAAGACCACGATATGTGGTATCTCTTAAGTCATGCTGATAATATAAAATATAAAGAAGATAGTTTATATCCAAAATTCTTTTATGAAGAATTAATAAGTTTGAATCCAATTACTCCTGATGAATATTACGAAGACGGAATAATGAATGCATAAATATAAACGGTCTTTAAGTTACTTAACATAATTATTATTTAATGAATACGTTTTGATTTGTTTCTACGTTTTTTATTGACTCTATAATATGTTATTTTATTTTTTCTAGTATTTTTTTTCTTTTTTCCTCCTTTATTATTATTTGCATTTGCTATGACATCAGTAAAAAAAATATCACAGTCATATGTAATTGCATATTTATCACATAAATATCTTGCTGATAAAACTACATCGAGATCTTTTTTAGAATTTCCTACAAAAAATTGTAACTTATATGGTAATTCAATAGTAGTTTCAATAGCAATAAAATACCA